ATGTGTGGAGAATCCAATGTCGGCCATATGCGACAGCTCAGTAAGTTTGCCATGACGCACAGCGCTATGGGTGAGTTTGTGATCCTAACGACCGCATATATTGACAGTTTGTCTGGCGTGAAAGGCTTACCGCTCGAAGAATTCCCATCGCAAACCGTCACTATCAAGCTGGGCGACGCCAAGCGATTACTCGCTGAACTGAAGAAATCCATCGCCTACATCGAGGCCGGCATCGAGCCACCGTTTAGTGAAATCGTCGAACGATAGTAGGATCCTTTATATGAATGTTGATCTAAACAAAACAAAAAAACTTCTTAGCAATAAACATTACTCTTATCAGCAAACAATTACTGGCAAATCTTTCAAACCAAATGCAATTGCTGCATAGAACCTATGGAATCCATCGTAAACTCTATATTTGAAGGGGTTTGGTGGATAATCAAAATAAGGAAGTTCCATTACCTGTACTGGTACCATATAAGCATTTAATATAATACCATTAAATATATTTTTCATCCTTTCTTTATTGAAACCGCGCCAATCTGAAGGGAATTCTTTACCCCGCCATGGAGGTTCTATGATTGCAAGAGGAATTGATATGGTAGTGCCCGAATAAGAAATTTTAAATGCGAGAGGAAACATCGATGTCGTCAACCCAAACTCTGCCAGCCATTCATCGGGCAATTCGAACTCACCAGGGAGAAGAGGAAATGGGAATCTCATGTAAACCTCATTGAGAAAAGTATGCCAGAGGCAACGATAATCTTCCCATCACTGATTTCCAATGATTTTTTTCTCATCTACTTGATAAAGCTTACCGATGAACCAGTCTGTTAAGCCCATATTTCTGGACAATCATCAAACTTCTCGTTACTCATATCGTTCAACGCATAAGCTACGAAGCTTCAACAACCAGAACATAGTTAATAGAGCTGTCTGGTACCGGTTTTATCTGCCATCTCAGGTCCGGATGCTCCAACTGGCGTTACGGGTAATTTTTAAATCAGCGCACCGTTTATTCTCCATCCAGCCCAACGGCCATAATTGTACCGTTCCCATGCTTCATCAAACGTCCACAACATTGATTGTGCCCTAATAGATGCCCGCTCGATAAGAGTCCTCCCCTCTAAATCTTTTCTATACTTAAGATTCCTCTGTAATGAAGATGACCATCATGTGCGGCAGATTTGCTCAGTTTGAAACGCGTGAGGAATACCTCGAATTCCTGAACGCTGGCGTTGAGTTCGCCGGCGCACTGGATGGTGAGCCCATCGGTCGATATAACGTTGCGCCCGGCACCCGCGTTCTGCTGCTGAACCAGCGCGAGGATAAATTACACCTCGATCCCGTTCATTGGGGTTATCAGCCGGCATGGGCCAAAGAAAGCGGACGCCCTCCCCTTATAAATGCCCGCGTCGAGACAGCGGCGACAGGGCGGATGTTCAAACCGCTATGGAATTCTGGCCGCGCCCTGGTCATGGCCGACGGCTGGTATGAATGGAAGAAAGATCCCGACAACGTGAAGATTAAACAGCCCTATTTCATCTATCACAAAAACAAGAAGCCGATTTTCTTTGCGGCCATCAGCCGCTTTCATCCCGATGCCTTGGATGCGCCAGATGACGACGGCTTTGTGATTGTCACAGCTGCGAGCGATAAGGGTCTGGTTGATATTCACGACAGGCGGCCGCTGGTCATGACGCGAGAAGCTTCACTCGAATGGATGTCACCCGAGACTACGCCGGAACGCGCCGAGGAGCTGGCGCACGAGTATTTGATTGGCGCCGATGAGTTTACGTTTCACCCTGTCGGCCGCGCTGTCGGCAACATTCATAACGATGGCGAGTCGATAATTAAGCGGATCGAAAACCCTGTCGTGTAATCACTTGGCTTTCACGATCGGCAAATCCGCATACCGCGTCGTATACGCCGGCGAGAGAAGCGCTCGCTTCATCTGCCAAGCTTGCTGGATGCCCTGCCCTGCAAACCATATCTTGCCTTTACCCGAGTGGTTTATCCCGTCCAAAACCCGCATGAGCGCTTCACTGTTGGCCCGCGGTTTATATTCGTCGAATAGCGCCAACTGTGCAACGCCGGCGCTGTAGAAATCGCCCAGCATCACGCCCGCTTTCTGATAACGCATCCCAGGCAAAAATATCCTATCCAGGCACTCCTTGGCGACACGAACAATGTCCCGTGTATCGTTACTGGGTATTGTGAGTCCTCCCGTCGCCTGGTTGCCATAATACGGTTCATCCAAATCAAACGGGCTGGTTTTGATGAAGACTGAAATTTTTTTGCAATATTGCCGCTCTCCGCGAAGTTTCTCCGACGCCCGTTCCGCATATGCGCATATGGCCTCTCTGACGCTCTGATAGTCCGTAGCGCGATATCCGAACGAACGCGAGCTGATAATCTCCTGCTTTGTGGGTGCGAACTCTTCCATTGCGATGCATGACTCGCCGGACAGTTCTCTAACGGTCCGCTCCAACACGACGCTAAAATGCTTGCGTATAAATGGCGGATGGCTGTCGGCCAACTGTAGGGCCGTAGAGATACCCAGGGCATTCAACTTCTTTGATATCCTCCGTCCAACGCCCCAAACCTCCTCTACCGGCACCAGGGCCATTAATTTTCGCTGCCGGGCCGGTGATGACAGGTCAACCACTCCGCCCGTCTGCGTCCATTTTTTCGCGGCGTGATTGGCTAACTTCGCCAGGGTCTTGGTCGGGGCAATGCCAACGCCGACCGTCAATTTAGTGCGCTGCCTGACCCGTTCCCGTATATCTCGCCCGAACTGTTCCAGGCTCATGCAATTGCTGACGCCGGTCAGGTTCATGAATGCTTCATCAATACTGTAAATTTCCACCGATGGTGCCATTTCTTCTAGCGTGGTCATGACCCGGTTGGACATATCGGCATACAGGGCATAATTGCTGGAAAAAACATTCACGCGGTGTTTGCGAACGACATCCTTGATCTCGAAAAAAGGATTACCCGTCTTGAAGCCAAGCTTTTTTGCTTCTGCCGACCTCGCTATCACGCATCCATCGTTGTTGCTCAGAACGATAACAGGCTTACCCGTCAGATCCGGACGAAAAACCGTTTCGCAGGAGGCGTAAAAGCTGTTCACGTCCGCCAAGGCAAACACGGTCAGGGCGCCGCGTGAATGATAAACGTCACAACGCCGAAAATTTCGACAGTGTCGTCAACTCGAATGGGAATGGCCTGGTAAGCGGGATTCATCGGCAGCAGACGCGGCGTGGGGGTGAGCTGCAACTGTTTGACAGTGAATTCGCCATCGATAGCGGCAATGACGATCTGGCCGTGTTTCGCGGTAATGGCGCTATCAACAACAAGCATGTCCCCTTCGTTGATAAATCCCTCGATCATCGAGTCGCCGGTAACACGAACAAAATAGGTTGCAGCAGGATGATTTATGCATAACTGATTCAAATCAATACGATTTTCTATGTAATCTTGTGCGGGACTAGGAAAGCCAGCGGGCACGCGCGACGCGAAGAATGGGAGCGGAATAACTTCGGCAAGCTCAGCAGCAGGTATAAATCTCATAGCCAATTACTCAAAATGACACTGTTGTTTCATACAGTATAAGCAGGCTAACGAGGAATTGTGAAGTAGCGACGCGGGAGAAAATCGCAGGTCTTTGACATAAAGGATAATTTAGTTATTTGGAATAACATTACATCGTTAGTTTTATTATCATTCTTAATATTGTCAACAGTTGATTTTCAATAAATAACTTTTAAACTGAGGACTGTCTTTATATAATTTAATTTCTTCTCAAGAGAAGAGCAAAAAATTACTTTATTAATAAATATGTTTAAAAGGACTTTTATGACTAAATCAAAATTAGCCTGTTTATTATCTCTTTTCGTTATGTTCGCAACGCCAGCGATATATGCTAATCAAACGGAAAACATAACTCAAGGAGCCAGTTCAAATGATTTTCTTCTTAAGAACAAAAAGACAGATGATGAAATAAGAAAAATCATTCTGAAGGATTACTTAACGTATCACGTAACAAAACGCGGACCTTGTCCGTGTCCTGATATGAGAGCAAAGGGTGATTCTCGGTGTGGGGCTCGCAGTGCATGGAGTAGAAAAGAAAATAAAGATGTGCTGTGTTATAACACTGATGTAACTAAAGACATGATAGCTGACTGGAGAGAACATCAAGAGCAAAAAATAGCAAAAGAACCAAATACAGAAATCAGCACGGTCCTCACCAAAGAGGAAATTGAGATAGAGAAAAAAGTTGATGATTTTATAGAAAGCTTCTCGGGAAAATATGATGCAAAACAAAACATTAAACAAGAAGAAGTAAAATAGAATTAAAATAATTATATTTATAGATGTTTTTTTGCCCGCCCAGAGCGGGCTTTTTAAAAATTAATTATTTACTACCGATAAAAAATATTTTTTAATCCTGATATCGGCTTTTTCTAATTAGCACTTTTCTATCAATTAAATTTTTGTGAGCATCGTAATATCGGCTTGGCCATATTTCACATGGATGGACTTTTAATTCTTTTGCTATTATATACTCTCCTTTTGGCCAAGGGCGAACTAATGTATTTGCCAATGTGCTAGAACTGAGGCCCGCTTTACGCGATACGGCTGCCAGAGTAGTCCCTTGTTTACGTAATGATGCGATGATGTCGGCATGATGCCAATCTTTTTTCATTTTATAGTTAATTCCTTAAATAACAGATACCGCCAGATAATTGGTAAACCTGCGAGTAAATTGTTTAAATAAATATTTTATATGTAATAGCCCGCAAAATACGGGCTATAAAAATAACTACTGAGATCCCGACGATAAGTAGTTAGCTATTAAAACTCCAAATGGTCCGTATGGATAAATCGCTTCGGTAAATATCTATGATAATCTCTCGATATGCAAAAGTTCTTGAAGTCGTCGAAATGATTAACACCTACCTTTTCATATAGCATTTGCATATAACTCTCAACTGTTCGTGGTGATAGATTTATCCTCTCGGCTGTTTCTTTATTTGTCAATCCTTGCAACCGAAAAAACATAATCTCACAGTTTCGCTCTGTAAAGAAATAATCAGGTTTATTCAAAAGCAATGAGCCCGGCATGTGCCCTTTGACAAAATCATTTAATGAATAAACCTCCAAATTTTTGGAATACAAACACAGCCCAACGCACTCATTATCATCGTTATAATATGGAATTTTATTTACGATGTAAGGATAATCTACGGCCAGGGGATGAATTTCAAGGGTAGCAAGCTTACTTTCATGGTCAGTAACTTTCCTATCTTGCCTAACGAATTCAAGTCCCAAGTCATCTATTTCAGTCAGCCTTGATTTAATTTCAATATCAAGCTTACCTATTACGTCTGACTGAGATTTCAATCCAAATAATGATACTGCGGCCATGTTTACATATACATATCGTGAATCTAAATCTTTAATACCGTACGGATCAGTAAATTGGTCCAGCAGACTAATCATTGAATTCGATAGTTTTACTTCTGAAACCTTGTTTCCAATCATAATTTTCTCCTTAGGTTAATTTCAAATTACCTTAAGGAGCATATCAACTTCATATTTTTGCGAGAACTGAACTAAAGTGCAGGTGACTAAAGATAATATCGTAGAATCTACCATTGTATTTTAATAGATTTGCGGAGAATATCGCATATTGTAAAATGAGGGTTGATATGCCTGAAATTTCTAATTAATCTCAGTCCCGAAGTTTCCATTTTATTGTCTTCATTTCGGGCCTACCCTGGCCCGTTTTTTTATCACATAAATATGTTGACCAGTGCTTGGCCGTAAACTGACATCTCATAATCAGAGGGATGATTTCTCAAATCTGACCCGCAAAGCGTTGTCTTTGTAATACCCCCCGGCTAAAGTCCTCTGTCAGCCAGTTTGTAGGTTAATAATCTGCACCTGCATTCATTGCTGTTCAGTGCAATTGACGGTTATCTAATAATTAAAATAAATTATTAGCAGCCGTCCATTTTAACCATGAGTATAGCTGATATGCATAAGCGGCTTGAGCTTTACTCCCAACATGAACATCAGATCTTTGCCCTACAGGCATTAACTTGACTCCTCCCGTAGTGATATCAGTAAACGGGTCGTTTACTTCTGCACAGCTAAAGGCATCACCAGCTGGAGTTACCCACATAGTAGGGAGTACAAAAATTTTATTGGATTCGGTTGTAGAATCCCAATAGTTATTTATTAATACCTGAGCCGTATTAACTTGACGATTATTATAAGTTTGATCATAACCCCAAATTGCTGAATTTTTTACATTGGGATATTTACTTGGGAAATAGGTTCCAGCTACGTGTGGAGTTCCTAGCCCAATAATAGCGTTAGGAAATGATGCTCTAACTCGACTAATAAACAAATCGTAATCCGCTTTAGAAATTGCAGCATTAGAGCAATGGAAACAAAAAACGTGTGTGGGCTCGTATACATCCATGGAAAGAGTATTTGTAATAGTGGAACCAATTAAAAGCCCCGAATCAGAACCATTAGCCAGGTAGCCCGTGTTACTTGATCCAGCCGTTCCCGTTGTTCCACCAGAATTATTAAAGTACAAACGGTCTCCATTGGCGTTACAAGTCCTATATTTAGTAAGCCAGTTGTTAAAGCTAAACACATTACTACCGTCTAAGAATTTAGGATTAGTGAATAATCCAGTACCTTGAAGCGTTGTCCCTGAATACGCCTCGTTATAGCTTTTATCGCCATCCGTATCAGTAAAGCTAATTGTACCTACAGTTCTGAACCCATAACCGGTTCCGCCATTTTGCGTTTTATCCTTCTTGAACATCTTGTTCAAGATCATTGTATAATTCCATTTGGCATTGCTATTAGAAAAATATGCATTTTGACCAAATGACACAGAATCACCAATGATAAGAATTGTAGGTGTTTTATCCTTTGACGCAGAATTTAATACAGACCTGTTAATTAATGTATGATTTTCAATAGAAATAGAATTACCAACTATTCCGTATGATATGGTTTCCTCAAAAGTATTATTCCCGCCGTTCAGGTTTGGATTTTCAATTGCTCCGGCTGTAATTACCGGGGAATATGGAGTAATCAATTGGCTTGTGTTTCCAACATCAAATCTTAAATTTGAATGTTCTACATTGGTATACTGGATAAAGTTATCAAGATAAATTGATGCATTAAAAAGGCGTTTCAAAGCTACCCTAGCGCCAGTGTAAAGTTGACCTAACACTTTATAATCGATGTCGTTAGCCACAGTGTATATCTTTTGTGGGACCATCAAACTCAGATTTGCTATTGAGAAATCTGCTTCTAAATCTGAAACTCTCTCACCTAGACCTTTCAATATGTTTTGACTATAGTTTATCTCAACGTATAAATTAGGTCTGGTATTTCTATATTGAACAATTGCATAAGACATATCAGAAGTAACAGGAATATCAAAACTTTTATCCACCTGGGTTGAGCCTGCCAAGGTATTATCTATGTAATATACTACTGCCCCGCTGGTATTATAAATTACTAAAGCCGGGAGAAATACACCATTAAGATTATAACTTGTTGAAAGACCTTTTATATTACTAGCATTAGTCAAATCAACCCTTGTTTTATACCATTCAGTATATGTTGCTCCTGTAGAATAAATTCCATTTTGCCCTATTAAAACTTGCGCATCATCTACCTTACCAGTTAATGTCATTTCTAAAAAATTAAGGGGAAGTATACCATTATCCACTATTGAAGAATCAATCGTACCCACCGTTGATTCAAGAGTTGTTATTCTTGAGGAATCTGCAGATAATTTCATTACCTGTTTTCTTAATGGAGTAATAGAAATTACTCCTGCCGAACAGGCTATCGATTTCAAAGCAGAGGCAAGGATAGAATGGGCCGTATCGCCAGTTGAATATTGATAATAAAATCCGCGCTGAATTGCATTAACAGGAACATCGCTAGAATTAGCATACACATATGCGCCTACTCCAAGATGGGCGGTTGTTTCATCTGCGTTTAACCCGAATACATCTATAGCTATAAAATATCCATCTGGTATAACTATAGATGGGAAAGTATAAACTATTTCTGTAAGATCATTTGAAGTGACTATATTCGATGTGATTATTTTTGAGCAGTGAACATTAACATCCGTGGCAAGAAACCCTAAACCGGTCTGATTTGATATATCAGCTGTTCTACGCAAAAAAACTCTATAAGTTATGTGGTCACACAAAAGTGCGTTTGCGTGTTGAATAGAAATAGCATTGACTGTTCCTGTTACTGAAGGAAAACCAATTGCCCATCCATAAAAGTCGCTTGTACCGCCAGATGTATTACCATAAAAATCAGAACTTGCGGATTCATAGTCTACTTGCTTTGTGATTCCATTTATATTAACCTTTGAATCAATAGCAATATTAGGCGTCTGATAGTCAAATGATACTTCAATTGCTAATTGATTAGCAGTAATTTTAGACCATACACCAGATGTAGAAAAATAATAGCCATTTTGAATAGACGATAATGAACTTTGATAAGCGGCATTTCCGCAACCTAATCTTAACAATGCATTTGAGGCATCATAAGCCCTGATCACAACAATAGTAAATGTGCTCATTGAAACGCTTAATGCTGGAATTGAAAAATCAACTCTTTGCGATCCAATGACAGTATGAGGATTAAATACCACTGCTGAATTTTTTGTAAAAGAACCACTATACAATAAAATATCGGTTCCAGAACCAGGATTAATTTCGGTCACCATATCAGTCCTGGAGTAGATATCAACATTATAATGGTCGATAAGAAGATGGTTATTACCAACAATAGAAATGTGATTTATAACAGGTTGAGATGACACAAAACCAATAGCATATCCAGCAACGGTAGAGACTGAAAAGCTAGAGGTTGGAAATACATTAAATGCCATTGTTGGTCCGTCTATTATATTTTGAGTATTCTTACCAACACTCTCCGCCACCGCATCCACCGCAGCTCCACTCGGGTAAGTTTTCTGAGCGCCAGTAGACGGGTCGATAACGGCAGTCGGCGTGCCGTTGACGTTTTGCCAGATGGCATAGGTCCGCAACGGGTCGGTTGAAATAGTTGAGAATAACCCATTATTTGGTATTGTACCGGCGGTAATAGCGGCTTGTGCAAGAGCCATCGTTTTATAAACGTTACCTAAACCAGATGCGGAATCAGCAGCATTTTCAGCTTGTGTAACCAACTCTGCAACCTGGGCAACAGCACCGGTTACAGTTGGTTCGATGCTGTCAATTTTCTGGGCAAAGCCAGCCAAGGTTGTTTGCTCATTGCCCAACCTGTCGTTAAATGTAGGATCAGTTGAATTGATGGCTTTATCGAAATTCTGCGCATTATCATTTAAATCACGCGCATCGGTAGACCCCAGCGGATTGCCGGTATTGTAAGTGGCCATGAATACTCCGGAAATAAAAAAACCCGTCGAAGCGGGTCTGGTTAACTTACGTCGCCGGGATAAACGGCATCGTCATATTGATATTTTCGCACGTCATATTGCGTGCAGGTGACTTGGCTGGTCCCGTCAGAAGAGGGCGCAATTTCCGTCGCAAGGCCGTCATAACCAACTCGTGCCGAGCTGCAGAAAATTAACCGCGGTGGTTCTATGTAAGGATCATCGCCATCATAAAACTGCATCGCCTGGGGAACAGTCAGGGTGTAATCGTCGATACGCGTTGGGACAAGCAATTCGCTTGCCACACCATCTTGCCACCGGACCAAAGCGCGGGGATTTGGAAATGACCAGTCGAGGGACTCACTGACATGCAGCGTAGTGGTATTGCCGTTAATTTCACTATCCACAATGAGACAACTGATGGTCTGATTACCTGGGATATCATCCGTGAGTACCAGACGATCCATGAACTGATAACAGAGCGGATCTAACTCCATGCTTGCCGTGTGTGTTAGGCGCTGATAGAGATAACCCATAAGCCTCCGCATGCCGATGCGATAGGCTCGGTTCTGATCAAGCACGCCATCAAGCGTATAGGACTCGATTTTTCGCGGCGTCGGGTTGCCAGTCGTACGGCATTGGACGGTTTCTTCGGCCCATGTCGTACCGTTGATATAGGTTACATCAACCCCGTCATAATCATCCTCCGACGGGGCTTTAAACGCGGTCTGCATTTCCTCCGTGGTTTCCTGCGGAGTTATCACCCCGGCCCAGCCTTTTACCCCTTCTCGGCCAGCCGATAGCAATCCATCAGACAGCAGGCAATATCCCATCCCGGCGTTAGTGATTTTTTGCAATACATCCAGAGCTGATGTGTCGTCACTTTCTGCTGCGTAATCAAAATATTCACCGCGGGGTGACCAGGTGTTTGATTCTAGTGCGTCAATTGTAGCCCTATCGATTTGACTATCGGTGAATCCCAGGCTGCGTGCAACGTGATAAAAAGCACCGCTGATAGTGCGATCCCCGCCGGCGTCATAGTTGCGGGTGGCCACGACATTAATGCGCCTATCGGATTGTGCAGCCAACTTTCCTCCAGTAACCACGCTGACCGCCATGGTGGTGATATTCGCATAAGAGGTCGGGCGGGTAGGCAACCGGCCGCGCAGGGCTTGCCAGTACATATTATCGCGGGCGTTATTGCTGCCCTGCTCATTCGTCCGACGACAGCGCACTTCAACGACACCGGGGGAGCCCAAATCAATGCGCTCGGTAAACCCTAGGCCATTCACGTCTTTTTCTGCGTATATGCCCGTCCTGCTTATCCAGCCCCCGCCAGAGTTATATACCCGATACTGAATTTCCCATTCGGTGTGTCGTATACGCTTGCTGCCACTATCATCGAAACCACAGATGCCTGAAGGAAACGAAAAATTAACTTCGACACAATCCACCGTTTCATTTTCGGGACACGCCAAGAACGGGCCCAGCCAGGCATCGTTGCCATTGATTCCGGTCGCGGAGAAATCCAATGCGGTGCGAGAAGCGAACCCAGGCCAGGTTTCATCAACAGCACCATTAACCAAACGGGAAACAGTAACTGTCGTGCCGTCAACGGTTAAAAGCCGGTATTCATAGCCGCGGTAGGAAATGGCCACGCGTTGATTGCCGGCGGGAACACCATAAAATGCCGTCCCTGTGGCACCGTTATACGCCAAAGTCAAACTGGCAGTTATGATGGTTGTCTCCCCGGAAACAGGATCAGTCGTTTCGCCATGAGGGATGTACGATGCTACAACCAGATCATAATTCACGCCGTTATAGCTAAGCGTCACTGGCATACCGACAGACGCGGCCAATTCCATCAAATTATCGCCAGTGAACCGGTTGTATTGTCCTTCGACTGACACATAAATATTATCGGGGATAATGAGATTTACGGTTGCGCCGGCGACCCAGGACCCGGGCAATTTATTGTCATCAGGATCGCCATCATCGTTATCGTCTTCATCCAGCCCGTTAAATGTCACCGAATCTCCGGCAACAGATAGGGAGTCTGCCAAAATATCATCGGAATCCGGTGAGGTTGTGCCCATATCCAGACCGGAACCGGAGGACGTTCCGCCCACTTCTGTCGAGGTGAACCAGTTTTCGCTGCGCGCGTCGCCGGCCACATACGCGCCCGGGCCATAGGCGGCATAGCTGAAATCACCGCCGAGAGAGCTTATCGGCGTATCCCCTACCCTGATATCGCCAGCTGAAAACGAGAAATTACCTACACCCAGGCTCAGGAGCATTTGAACCGTGTAATTCTCCGGGTTATTAGGGTCGAAACGTCCTACAGGTTGAACAAGGTAATCAGGGTAAATTTTGCGGCGCCCGAATACTTCACGAATCGGATCCCCGAGCTTTGCCGAATTTGCTTTCGCCGGGTTAAGATCCAGTGTTGAGCCTGTACTGGAAGAATAACTACCAGTACTCATTTGGTTCATCATGTAGATGGAATACGCAGCCGCAGCGACAGTAACCGCTATAGCGGTCCAAACAGCCCATACCGGCACAGCGGCACCGGCGGGTACTGGATATAAACGAACGTCACTATCAGGTTCAATATGGCAAAGTGGCCATTCAGCCGGCGGTACATTACGCCCGTTCACTGCCGCTGCAACCGGATGAACCATGTCATTACGATAATTGCGGACATGCTGAGTAAACCACTGGTCCAGGCTCATCGATTTATGTTCGTGCGTTTCCAGCGGTTCGCCCGGCAGGCGCGACGGATAAATGCGAATGGTCAATGGTAATACTCCACTTTCAAATATTGACGCTCAAACCGTTGTAGAGGTAAAAATGTGACGTTTTTTCGTGGGTTGCACTCGGCAACACAAATCTGCCCTTCAATCAGAACGACTATCCCAAGATGATCTATCATCCTGCCTCTATAGCAGGCGGCAACGGCGCCTTCTTCAGGCTGGCAGCGGATCACATTGGGTCTAAAATCGTTGCAAGCCTGATTCATCGCCTCGCCTTCCTTGATAATGCCTTCGAAGGCCGGCCATTCAGGTAGCTCAAGATCCCGACGGATTTCATGGACTAACCCGTAACAATCAAGAACGGGGTATGTTCGGCCCCCCATCTGCCAGGTGACAGTCAGGTATTTATTTGGATTGATCATTGAGAGCCCTCAACTGATGTAACGCAGGCCTGGATGTTCGGGTAGTGTGTAGCGATAGCGCGGCCAGGCCGTATCAAGGATATTCATATACCCAGCGGTGATTTGGACTTCGGTTGCCGTCCAGTAGCCAGATTTGATCGTCAGAGTAAAAGGCCTGGAAGCAGGCGCTGTAAGGTCGGTTGAGATAAAATTTCTGTAGATAATTTTCGCAGTGCTCAGATCTGCCAAAGCGTTTCGAATAGCGGTTGAAACTTTCCCATCGATATTGCTGATGGCAAATTTCAGGTCTTGTGTACCATCGGCATTCCTGGCTGGCAGTGCAATATCGATACCACATGCGGTGAACGTCTGAGTTGTGCCGCCTTCGAGTTTAGCGGTAATGTCATCCCAACCTTTTGTCAGCCAATAAGTATTATTGCCTACGAAAATCTGCAGGGTTTCAACAATGACTTCTGATCCACTGCTGGCATAAAGCCTATCGAGGACGGTCATGCTTTCGGCCACTCCCTGTTCATTGCCAGATCAAAGATATCCTGCTGCGCCACAAACCCCGGAGCAGCACCAGCATATCCAGGCATAACTAAAGGCCGCTCCCATAATTCAAGCGTGGCGCTGTATTGCCAGTATTTTCCACCTGTAAGCGTCGGACCTTCATAGATATCCGTAAACCGACAGACTCGGTCATAGATCCCTGTAGGTGCCCTTATTTTCATGTTGAACCAGGCCGCACCGTCAGAAATAGTTTCCCGATACCAGGCTTCGAATAACTGGGATTCCCCTTCTGAGAAAAACCAGGACACGCTCGCTTGTGTCGGTGTCGATGTATATAAGCGGCGTTGCCGAGCCCGACCTGAAGTTAGCTGAGTGCGCAACATTGGGCTGACCGGTTTGAAACCGAAGCCATCCTGAAGCGGTAGCGGCAAATAATCATGCGGGAAGTCAATACTGGTAGTGATGCCCATTATTGCTTCTTCCTCCCTGCATTGGTCTTCGCCATGAGAGCCCGGTGTAAATCACCTTGACCTGTAACGACAGAATTAACTGCCCTTTGGTAACCCTGCTTTGCCCCTTCGGCTACTGCCTTGCGTGTCAATGCAATGGTGGCATCTGAAGGGTTGCCATTTATCGGGATATTGATTGTCGGGCTGTAAATATTTGCCCCTGTGTTTGCATCCTTATTAACACGTTCAAGCGTTGCATCCAATTTGGCCGAGGTCTGCGAAGTAACCACTCGCTCCCCCCTCTGAAGCAGCCATGTGCCTGTTTCTGGAACTGAATCTAAACCGTCATGGGCTTGCCCTTTAAGGGCGGAACCAACACCTAATGCCAAGACACCAGCTGCGGCTGCTGCTGCGATAGCTGCTGGACCCGCTATTGTTGGCCCAATAAATGGAACCCCAACCATTGAGGTAAATGCCTCAAGCCCAGCCATAGCGACCTGTGCCGCAGCATAGGATAATAGAGCGGATCCAACAGATTGGAGAAAAGTCCCCGCAAAATCTTTAGCGTTCAATTTTCCTGTTTCTGCCCACTGAATAACCATGTCCGTCAAACTGCTAAATGCTTGAGCCCCAACATGCTGCATATTACTATAAAGATCTATTGATGCTTCCATTTGTGAAGAAAGACCAGATATAAATCCGGCAGTTCCATTACTTTGAAGTTCATCAACCTTTTTATAATGATCTTCCTGAATCTTTAATCTATCAGACAATGACTTATTAAGTTCTTCAGTCTCTTTATCATAAAGGGATTTTGTAATATCTCCAGATTGATATTGTTTTTGAAGATCATCTTGTTTAGCTAAATACTCCCGCTGAATATCCAAGACATCCTTCATTCTGTCTCTTTCTTGATCCCCATCATAGGCGCCGACTAATCCTATATTTAAGGTCTGTTTAGCATTATCATTTTGTTTCTGTAGATTAGCAGCAAACTCACTAGCCTTAATATTTTCAAGACTAGCCCTTCTAATGGCATTAAGTCGATCAACTTCTTCAGCCAATTGTTCAAGTCGCTTTTTCTGAACAGCATTTAGCCCAACAAGTTTCCCAGTTGCCAGATCTGAAGCTAGTTTTTGCTGTTGAGTAACAATAGCGGTCTTTTTACCGGTTGTATCAATCAACGCAATTTGTTTATTGTATTCCCGCTCAGTTGCCGTAAAGGAATTTTCGAGCTTCGTAGTATGTGTTTTGGGATCTTTATATTTGTCGTTTATTTGATTTACCATATCGTCATAAGTAAGTTGCTTGCCATTGACAATTGGTAATTGGCCTCCTTGTGCTATTTTCTTATTCAATAAATCAATTTCTTTTTGACGTTTCTCGGCGTTAGTTTCCACGGCATCATACATGGAATTAATAGCTTTTGTAGCCTGTATAGCTTGATTATTATAATACTGCTGAGCTTGATCCACGCCCGCTTTACGTGCATCGCGTTGATTATCGACTAACGCACCCTGTAGATCGCTTTCTGCAGCTGCTAATTGTTCCCTAAATCTTGCTTGAGCATTAGCTACCCCAGCGGTTGCCATGCCGCCTTGGGATGTGTCGATAGAGTCTAATCCGGCCAAACTAGCCTTGAGGTTGTTTACCCTATCAGTAGCTTCCTTAACTCTATCTGCCGGCGTTTGTGTCCTGCCAATATCCAGCATGGCATCCCAAGCGCCTTTGGCTGCTCTGGCCACATAATCCCAGGCAGTTTGCAGATCACCAAGGTTGCCTTTTACATCGTTAGCCGCTTTAAGTTCTGCGGAGGCATAGGCACTTACAGCAATCGCTGCAGCTTGTTGAGTATCTCCATGGCGTTCGAGCGCTGTAATTTGTTCATATATGGATGCAGTCAGGTAATGATATTGATCATTCAAATCCTCAGAGGCTTTGACAGGATCTTGTGCCAAGCGTTTAAATTCGGCGATTGTATTATCAATGCTTTTACCTGTAGCGCTTTCCATTGCTACTGCCGCCTGAGCGACTAGTTTTAATTGACCGCCATCAAACGCACCAGTATTGAGCGCAGCAGTTAAGGCTTTCGCGGCGTTCGCTGTCGTCCCTGTGCTGGAGCTTATAGATTTAGCCATGTCGGCTAGCTGGTTTGCAGATACACCTGCGTATTCGCCAGTGGTGATGATCGCCTGGTTATAGGCTTTCATCTCATCTTCGCCTTCCTTAAAGGCGATTGCTAAACCGCCCCCTATTACAGCGAGGGTTCCAAGGCCGAGTGTAATGGGATTAATCAGACTGACAAGCCCTTTTAATGCATTGCCTATGCCATTAAATGAGTCCCGGATTTGTCCGCCTTGCTGGATTGCAATTAGCCAGATAGGCATGCCTGAGGCAAGCGACGTAACCACATCAGTGATTTGCATTGGCAATAACCGCATCGCCTGCCGGTATTGCCCTACAGTCACTCCTCCTTCATCCATGGTTTTTTCTTGATCGCGAAGCTTTGCGATAAAAGGGGCCATCTGTTGAGAAACGCCAAGCTGAGCGGCTTTCCATTCCAGAAACTCAGATCTGGTTTTGCCAATAGCTTCAGCCTGATCGATGACTGACTTGGTGAAACCCATCTGGTCATGCATAAGCATTTTTTGTTGCATGGCCACTTCTGCCGCTGCCACGCGATTGGCTTCTGTCTCCTTTTCTTGCTCTTTCATCGAAGCAATAAGTTGGGCAGTGCTTTCGGTAATACCTAATTGAGCCGCTTTATACTCCAGCAGTTCGGCACGGCTCATGCCATAGGTTTCAACCTGTTGTTTAAGTGTTGCGATCAAAGACGCTTTAGCAGCCTCAGACGCCTTATCCGCTGCTGCTGCTTCCCGTTGCGCCTGAGCTTCCATCTCCGCGATTTCTGCAGCCGCTTTTTGCTCTGCTTGCAATCGCGATAAATTTTCGATTAATGGAGCAGCGGTTTTGGAGATGCCAAGTTGGGCAGCCTGATATCGAAGAAGCTCATCACCGGCCAGACCAAAAGTATTAATCTGCTCTTGTAACTTAGAAATGAGGGAAGATTTAGCTGCTGCCGCTTGTTGGTCAGCTGCTGCCGCTTCTCTAGCCGCTTTCGCTTGTGCCTGCCCAGCGGCGGTCGCCGCATAAGCAGTCTTTTCAAGCGCCTCACGCATTTCGTTTATTTTGGTTGTATAAGCAACAAAATCCTCTGAGGAAACCAGGCCCGATACTTTAGCTTGAGATAATATATTTTGCTGTTCTGCAATTCGTTCGAAAGCAACGGCAGTGGGGTCCAATTGATTGCGCAACGCCTGAAATTGGGTCACCAACGCCGACTGAGCCCGAGCCATCTGCTGCTGTTGCATTTCATATTCAGCTAGGCTGTTTTTTGCAGCATCAGTTGCCGTGGTAAGCTTTACATATTCTTGGGTCGTAATGGCGTTCATGCCAAACAAGGTATTAATAGCGCGCTGACGTTCTCCCAAACCTGCCAACGAATTAGAGGTGTTGTCCACTATTCCCACTAACGTGGCGAGAGCAGCTTTTTGCCCTTGCGTGGCATTAGTAAGCGTTTCCTGGACCTTAGCGGTATCCTTTGTAACAAATTCCAGATTTTCAAGTGACTTCGAAGCCAGGCCAATATCATTTATCACCGCAGTACGCCAAGTACGAGATTTGCGCTCTGCCTGGTCCATCCCTTGAACAAAACCGCCTGTTTTAGCAATTAAGTCTATTGTCAGGGTTCCGAGTGATCTATTAGCCATAAAAACTCCAAATAATAAAAAACCCGCCGTAGCGGGTTTTTAATGAAACAATAGATTTAAAATTTAGCTGATTTTGGAGCTTTAATTATTTTGCATTCTGATTTTTCGCTATAAGTATTTCCAGTCATTTCGCTAAAAGTTTTACGCTCTAACATTAGGGATGTACGATCAATTGAGAACATTTGTTTTAATTCACGTGAATCACTTCTCCACGTGACCTGCTCTGGACCAAAAGATGCCTGTGATGTAAAATTCAATCCAGATCCACTTAGAGGAGATTGCGCTGAAGCTGTTCCGTTAGATTGATCTAGAGTTATTTTTAGATCCGGCGCCCTTTCGTCAAGTTTCGGACAGGACAAATATACTATTTTCCCAGCAGCAAAAACCGATGAAGACATTAATATCAAAAATAAATAAAACGTTATTTTCCTCATAAATTATACCCCCAATGATAAGGCACACTTACATCTTAATACGGCTTAGGGGTAATAGGAAGCCAAAGCCATTTGAATGCAGTGTGTTTTTTTTAAACACTACCGCCATTCTTGCATAGCCTCTTCGAGGGTAATGGTGGCAGAGTCCTCTATATGGGGAGCAAAATCTGTTAACTTAAAGGGTAGGCTATCCTTCCCCCGGTTCACATTGGCCAGTACAGATGAAATCAAGGCCGCAGCCCATTCAGTGCGCATCATGGGATTCAAATTTCCGTACTTCTGCCGGTACTTAAGCCATATTCTAAACTCTGGCAAACTCATTCGCTCCTGAGCCTCGGCGATTGTACGGCCGCCGATGCCGTTCATCACTAACTCGCACCAAATCTCATCTTCAGCGGTTAGTGTTTCGTTTTTCCCAGGTCGTTTACCTCATTGATGGCCACCAGCAGAGCGATAGTCAGAGCACCATCAAGGGCGCCTCGTTCCGGGTCAGCTTCACCGGTAATGTCTTCAGGGGTAAAGACCGGATGTCCCTCCTCATCACAAACCGATGCCGCGATGCGTCCAGCGACGTTATCAATCTTCCCACCCATAGCCAACAAATCGGACTTGGTGGAGTGGTATCCCAGCGGACGAATAAAGACGGTGGCCGTGATCTCATCATCACCCTGTTTCCAGGTAATTTCCTTTTCTACCGGGCGCCCAGTAAAGGCGCCTTTTTCTTTGAGACTTTCGAGTGTTAATTTCATTTTATGCCTGACTTATAGTGGAAGGGAGAAAACCAGAGAGGATCAGCTTGTTTGTTCCGCCTTTGGTACCCAGGCACTCGGCCCCGACCGCTGGATAGTGGCGGAAGTTGCTACAACAGCGTTGGCCGCAAAATCAAACGGGAAGTCGGTAACATAACCTTGGAACACAAACCAGGTTCGATCAGAGGGAAGCGTAAGCCCGTCAATACTACCCGCGCCTGCGCCGGCGGTAGGTATCGATTCGCCATCCGCCCAGCCAACAGCGAAAGTCAACAGCAATTCATCGTCAGACTCGGCTAGTTGTTGAAGCATCAAGTGACTGGCATTTTTCGGATCCGCATTGAGAGTTACCGTTGCGGATGCAGGTGTACGCAGCCCTTTTTTATAGGTCCGGCTGTTACGCTCGCTCAAGCAAGTATCTTCAATCTGATCTGCCGGGTTACCGCCAGGTGTGAATGAAGTAATGCATTCCACTTCTTGAACAATGCCGTTCGAGAGGACAAAGAATTGAGTGCCTTGTGTCAGTACAGACATGGTTATCTCCAGTCATAAAAAAACCGGCTCAGGGCCGGTGTAATGGAAAAATCGGAGGTTTAGCGCTTCACTATCCAGTCAACGTCGAACGAATAGCGATAGCGTTTGGTTTCGGTGTCTCGGGATTGATCACCCCAGCGGGTAATATAGGCTTTCCCCTCAATGGCACCGCGAATGGCCCGTGCCACTGATATTGCTGTTGCCACAGAATCAGCCCAACAATCAACTTGCAGGGAAAAATGATCTGCGTCGGGCCGCTGTGCCAGATAATTTTCTGGCTCGCCATCAATGTTTTGCCATACGGCATAGGGGTAAACGACATTGTCATCCTGCAGACCGAACGGATACAGCCGTATCGGAGATTCTCCCAGAATGCTTCTGACGTCGGCGCTGGCAGCGCAAATAGAGAAGATTGGAGCTATCACGTCACACTCCCTCCTGTGTTGCCCTGGGCAATGGCCGCATCCAAGGCTTTCTCGAATTCAGTAGCGAAAACGTTTATCACGTCCATGTCGGCGCCGTTCATGGCCGGCCGCAAAATGGGCTGTGCTTTAGCGTGTTGCGTGCCGAATTCCAGGAACCGCCAATAAAACGTATCTCCACCCGGGTTGGTCGAACTCCCATTTGTTTTGAATACCTTGCCGGAACGCCCTTTGCGGATATTCTCTTTTGTCGGCGCATAATGCCTGGCGCCACCCATGACACCGACACGAAACGCCAGATTCCCGGTTTGCCGGAATGTTCGACTGCTCCAGGCGGCCACGATATTTTTATAAATGGCTTCAGGCGTAAGGGGCCTGTCTACCTTCTGAGCATTACTTCGGGCTCGATCACGAATGATATTTGCCGCCGCTCGCAGTGCATTTTTGCCTGCCTGACTCCGGGTTGCATCCGATGCCGCTGACATTTTAGTGACCAGGGAATCAAGTCCGGTAAGATTAACATCTATACCGTCAGCCATCATTTACACCTTCTGAGCAAGGAAGGGTCAGGTACTCCAATCCGCTATCAGGATCAGGGAGTACACCTTCTATGTTATAAATTTTCCCGCGGAATAAAATACGGCATTGAGGTGTAATATCGTCGCGCCGGCGGATAGTAATACGCGTGGTGATTTCATTCTGGGTTGATTGAGCGGCGATAAATTCCCTGGCTGAAAGCGGAGAGATCTCTGCCCAGATCCCATTATCGGGTGTGGTCTGGACCAGATTGACCCAATTTTTTACGGTCCCACCCGTTTCGGGATCCTGTCCTGTTACGAATTTTTGAGGTATCACACGATGGCGCAACTTTCCGGACTGCATAATTATCCCCTCGGCTTACCGCTAAGATAATTGGCCGACCCGGATTTCTCATCGTCAGCATCATCTGCCAATGATTCGATAATGACACCACACAATGCTTCATTGGATTCCGCGAGGCGATTTATCGCTTCCGTTTGAGCTATTTTTGCTTCCGTCTCGGCTTTCAGGGCCGCTATTAGTTCGTTTACCAGTTGCTCGTTCATAGGCTATTCTCGTCCACTTTTTAAGCCATGCCTTTCGACGTTCACATCCCGCGCATGCCATATTTGTTCCTCAGATAATTGTCGGACGACGCAGATCGTAAACGAGCATCGTGACCGAAAATGGTAATTCTCCTTGCTGTAATGCGCTTTCTTCTTCGCCCCCGCGATTTCGATCCAGATAGCCCAAGAGAACAAGAAGCGCTGTTTTCATACGGTCCAGCGCATCCCCTTCAATCGGGTTTCCGTCAGCATCAATCACGCTATCCTTGCTCCCCTGGATGTAGGAAAGTAGCGCAGCGCTACCTGCGTTAATCTTTAGCGTCAAATCGCTATCGCCCGCATTGTCGTCAATGCGCAAATGGTCCTTTGCCTCCTGTAACGTTACCAATGCAACCATAATCACCTCGCATCCCGGCCGCGTTTGGCCGCCAGCGTCCAGCCTTGAGAGCCGTTCTCGCCTGGCTTATCCGCGGTCGGCTCATCACAGTGCCAGAGCGACCCGCCCCAGGTAACCGTATCGCCGGCATGATAGGTTTCACCCGCCTTAAATACGCCGCGATATATCATCACCGGAATATCAAAAGCCTTGCTTTCACTGACGCCGCTGGAGCGCATGACTGTTACGGTAAAATTACGTTGAGCCCCCTGGGCAACATCGATAGCCGCCAAACCGTCAACGAGGCACTCCCAACCGCGTAGCCCATGCGTTTTCTCAAAGGCCCGCCATAGGCCGCCATTGTGGGTAGCATACGATCCGCGGGGATAGCTTTTCGATTCATCGATAGACGGGATAATTTCAAGTTGTAACGCATCGCGCCCGTCGATTCCGGGTTTACCAGGCGAATTTGGTTCTGATGCCGGAATGGCTTTCACCGCTTCATCAACCAGTGCTTTCACATCAGGTATTGTCGCAACGGCTTTATCCACCATTTCCTGCAGCATCGGGCGAATATCTTCTGGCGTAACGCTTTTGCCGTCCTGCGGTGCGGGGATGCCGGCCACGGCCTCGGCTACCATCAAGCCGATGTCGGGAATCTCAGGGATTTCGGGCGCCGGCAGCGCTTCCACTGCATCAGAAACCATTTTCTCCAGCATCGGACGGATATCTTCTGGCGAAACGCTTTTGCCATCTTGTGGCATGGGGATCCCGGCCACGGCCTCGGCTACCATCAAGCCGATGTCGGGAATCTCAGGGATTTCGGGCGCCGGCAGCGCTTCCACTGCATCAGAAACCATTTTCTCCAGCATCGGACGGATATCTTCTGGCGAAACGCTTTTGCCATCTTGTGGCATGGGGATCCCGGCCACGGCCTCGGCTACCATCAAGCCGATGTCGGGAATCTCAGGGATTTCGGGCGCCGGCAGCGCTTCCACTGCATCAGAAACCATTTTCTCCAGCATCGGACGGATATCTTCTGGCGAAACGCTTTTGCCATCCGCCGGCGCTGGTATTTCGGCTACCGCTTCTTTAACCAAAGCAAGGATATCCGGCAACTGAGGGGCAGCAGGCATAGGGATAGCAGCGACAGCTTCCTCTACCAGCGCGTTTACATCAGGCAGCGGTTCGGGTGCCATTGAGTTTACGTTTTGTTCCAAGCTCTCTATCAGGCCCTTTACCTTATTTTCGTGTGCCTGCAGTGCCTCGTTAAAGCGGCTTTCGATCTGCTTGAGCTGTTCATTAACGGTTTCGCCAATCACCTTTATCAGGGAGAGATCACGCTCGTTCATGGAAAATTCCTTTCAGCATCGCTTTTGCGGCATACATTTCGCCATGCGTTAGTGCTTTACTTTCAGCCTCATCGTCATCGTTGGACTGCGCCGGCTGTGCCTGTGAAGTTGCGTTGGCAAAAGGATTGTCTTGCGCATCCCTGCGGGCCAGGGCTTCTAGGCTGTAATTTTGCTGTTGCAAATAAGGATTGTCCCCGCCGGGTACCGGTGAAAGATTCTCTTTGCGACGAGCCTCATTGGGTGACATCACAGCACTGCCGACAGCAGTTTTATACGTTGCGAAACGACCCTGAGTATCCATACGCAGCAGAACATCGATATCGAACTCAGCACCCGTATTAACTTCGAGATCCAGCGCCTCATCCATCAGCGTTTCTATTGACTCAATGTGCGTTTGCAGGCACTGGGAGTAATACTGCAACTCAAGCGCTTCAATGTTGCTTTGAGTGGGTACCGAACCGACCCCGACTTTATAGGCGGGAACGTGATAGACCGAACAGACGATTTCCGCAGTCATTTTTAGTTGTTCGACGGTTTGGGCGTCGGCCGCCGTCATGGACACGGGAATATAATCGGCTCCGCCGGAAAGGATGGCGGTTTTACCTGAATTTTCACCACTATATCCTGTATCCCATGCCGCTTTAATTTCCTTTGCTTTTTCTTCAGAAATAGAACCGGGATATTTGATGACGCCACTTGGTTTCCCACCATTCTTAAAAAACGCTGCCGAGTTTTCCTGAATATGCAACCCCTGCATGGCCGACAGGCCACAAGCATAAATGGGAGAAAGCCCAACCAGCGGGTGATAGAGGCAGTTAAACCGGTCATGAATGATTTCCCGGGCCGGTACAATGATCTCATTTTCCAAACCAGCCATATTGTCAGCACCGATCTGGTAAAAAACGTCACCATCATCCGATACCAACGGCTGCACCCGCTGGGGATCTAACACCCGAAATTCTATTATCTGGCCTGAGTTATTTCGGATGATGAGAATGTAGGTATTACCCCAGGCTAATTTCGAAATGAGCCAATTTTCATAAAATTGGATGCGAGTTTGAAAGGCATTGGGTTTCTTAAGCACAGATATGCTATTGCTTGAGCGTTCTTTCCAAATCCCATTGGAATCCTTGCTCATGAGCCTGATAGGCATCTTCGCAATATCATTGGCAATGAGCGAAATACAGGAAAATACGGCGTGATAAGCCAGCACTGATCGCCGGTCCACCTTGATATTGCGCTGCCATGCTCCGGAGAACGGCTCCAGTATGAGCGAAAACCATCCCGAGTTATTGGCCGGCGCCATCAGCGCTTTTTCTTTTCTCCGGAATGGGTTCCACATCGGTCATTCTCCATCTTATGCTGATTACGCGTGCGGCCGCGGGTATGGATAACCAACCGGTCATCAACCATCTCAGGCAAAATAACCTCGGTAGCAGGGGCCGACTCGATCACCTCACGGTAATATTCAGCCATTCCTAAAAGGACCAAGGTGCTGGCACATCGGGATTCCACCGGTCGGATATCGCCCGGCGAAGCATCATGCGTCCGCCGTAGATATCTGATTTTTTCTGTTGCCATACAAATGGCAGGGTTTCCCCCGCCCTCCTGTTAGCTGGTCTGGGTTGCGCTGTAGTTCACGCCCGTAATCACAGCAACCGCCGCCATACGCCGGCGCTTCCAGTTAATCCAGCGTTCCGCGCGGATGGCCACGCTGTTGGTCTGGAACATGGAGACCAACTGTGAACCCGTACCTGTAGTCCCATCCTGCGTCGGGTTATCAACCATCTCCAGCGACGCTTCGCGGGATGCATCGACCGCCACTCCACCATCGTCCGCCAGATAGATATCGGGGGCGTTAACCAGTACCAATAGGTTACCGACATACTGAGAAACAATGACAGGGAGTCCCTGGAATGTACCGCCCAGCAGCGTCATTTCCGGATATTCTTTCTGGCCGAGTGCGTTTTTGCGCATGGACAGCGCGAGCGCATTAGTGCTGGACATCAGCCAGACGGAGCCTGTCGGCTGAAGATTCGCAGTGACGAACTGATCGAAAGCCGCGGCCGCATCATCATCGGGGCTGCCGGTAGAGGGGATACCCACAATACCGTTAGTGATGGAGGCTGGAGATACGCCGGCAGACTCGGCTTTACCCGGATCAACAAAGTCGGTATCCAGACGCTCAATGATGGCCTCGGCCAGCGCATTTCGAACCAGTACATCCGCCGCAGGGTTGGAGAACCGGATTAGCTCATCAGTCAGGACGGCGATCGTTGCCACTTTCGCCCATGCGAAGGTGATGTTATCGAAATTGATTTTCGTCAACGGCTTCGGCTTACCCTCACCTACCCAGCCCGCAGATCCTCCAGAGGTCTGTGCTGGGATGCGGATGTTAAAGGGGACTTGGCGAAGTGCAGGGATATTGCCCTGACCGAACCGACCGATAACAGTCTGCGGCCGCAAGAATTCAACGAAATCGTTGGCGTACTCCTGATATTCAACCAAAGCACCGGCCCAATTTGGATCCGTGGTGGTTCCCGCGGCGACGGCAGCTTTGATGATATGCTGCAACTTCGCATCATCTGGGTAGAAATGCCTTGCAACTTCCAGCGCTTCACTACGACTACCGCGCGCTGCCGCAAGCGCTTTGGTAAGCCGAGCGAACCCGATACCTTTTTCCAGTTTCGGTTCGACACGGATGATACCGGGGGCACGAACATCGACAACGGTAACTTCACCATTACCGGCTGCTTTGGATACCGGCTTCGCCGTCGCAGCTTTGGCAGCTTCCATGTCATGGAGACGTTTCAGGTGCGCATCGACAGCTTTGACTTCCGATGACTCCTGCTCATACTGCTCTTCTTCCTCTGCGTCCAACGTGCGCCCATCATCGGCTGCTTTGGACATGATGGCTTCGAGGGATGCGGATAAAGCTGCGCGTTTCGCCTCAAAACTCTTAATCTGTTCTGCGATATTCATAGTATTTCCTTTGTTTTCATTAAGTTTTGTTGCTGAAACGCCAGCGAGGTTTGAGTTGACCACCGGTTTGCTTCGGCCAGACGCGGCCAGCAACCGGTGGTCAATAGATTTAACGGTTTCGATAGAGCAACCGGCATTAGCAGGAACGGTGACCGCGGATAGTTCTATCCACTCCCACGACATGAATCGGACCCCTCCATCGTCAATAAATGAATATTCAATAGGGCGAAACCCGATAGAGAGACCACGTACTAAGCCGGTTTTAATAGATGCCCATGCCTCATCCAGCCTGGCGGCTAATTGAGAGGGCATATCGGGTGTTGGCTTGACCAATACAGCCGTAATCTCAATACCCTGATCGGTGACTTTAGCCACCGTAACCTGGCCAATGGGCTCGTCGGACATGTGCTGCCAAAGAAATGGCAGTGGCAGCAAAACCTTCACCCCACTAGGTTCTACAATGTCACCGTATCTGTCGGGTTCAGGTGTACTGGCAATCCCGGTAATTTCCCGCCGTTCCTCATTGACGGCTTTTATCGTCATGAGGCTGTAGGCGCGTTTCGTCGTCATAATCCGTGCTCCGGAAATGAAAAAACCCGCCGTAGCGGGTGAGTATGAAATGGCTTTATCAGTTGAAAATCAGATGAAGAATACCTGTACGTCCTGCTTTTTCGCCTCCGGATTGAGAGCCATAAGCGAAACAGCGTTGAATAAGGCCATTAATGGGTCGATTTTCCCTTTCCCGCTGGCCTGCTTTGTAATCAAAATGGCATTGCCCTTGGGTTCGACACGGGCGTTACTGACGCACCAGGCCATCATTGGCTGGCCACCGTGAATAAGCACTCCTTCCGCCAGTTTTCGTTCGGTTGTTTTTATCGCACCACCAAGCCGCCAGCCTTGGCTGATGCCCACCACCAGATCACCTGGAATCTCAGCCTCAATTAGTGCATCTAAAATTTGACCTATGCCTGACGGGTCAACGCCAATTTTGTCGAGCAATTCAGCTTCAAACACCTGGCTGACGTAGAGGGCTACATCTTCTGTGTCTTGGCCGACTAGATCGACGATGGTCAAATCGCCCGCAGCCTGGAAGTCATGCAGTTTCGATGCTTCGCTTTTTCGCCGTTCCAGTGCAATTTTATGGCACCACGCGTGCGACCAACTCAGCCACTCGCGGGTGATTTTGTCTCGTCCAATGATGGATAGGCCCAGCAGGTCATCCAGGCCGCCGCCATCTATGCCAACCGTGACGACCTCCGACCGTTGCAAAATTTCATTGAAAGTAACCGGCTGGGCCTGTTGCTGCCAAAAATCGACCCCCGCCCAACGGTCAGTTCTTAGATTGAGTCCAATCTCGATATTCAGATGTTTCGCCAAGAATTGCTGCAGTGTGCCATCAGTTTTGGACTGATTTTTCCTTAGTTCGTCAGCCACCCACTCCGCGCTGACTGATCGGCCCAGATTGGGGTTCGTAATGTAGAAATTTTCAGGTGCAAGATATGCCTCGCTTTCCACCATGCTTTGCGGAAATTCGTAGAGGATACCCAAGACTTTAGGGTCATAAATTTTCCCATCTCGCACGGCGCGCCAGTAATCCAAGTGTTCCTTGAAAACACCCGCGGGCGGTTCATCACTTTGGGTAGTAAGAAATATTACCCATCCTTCATTTCTCGACACCTGGCCGCCGAGGGCTTCCATGAACATCGCCGCAGCGTTTGGCCGTTTGCCAAAGAGCCATAATTCATCAATGAGAACGCGGCCAGATTTCTTGCCTGACACGGTATCGGTATCAGCCGCCACTACTTTTAGACTGCTGCGCGTGACGCGATGGGTTATGGTTCGAATATGGTCCTGAACATGAAACATATCCGATAATTCTTCGTCTGCCCGGATCATTCCGGCGGCCGGCTTGAAGCTGTTATCTGCTATTTCCTTCGTCGGAGCCAAAATCAAATGTTCTTCATCTTCACGCCAGCACAATATGAGTGCCGTCATCATAATGCCGGCGGCAATAGTTGATTTGGTATTCTTCTTACTGATTAGAAGCCCATACTCACGAATTAGTTGATTACCGGTTTCCGCATCGTAACCACCGAAAACAACCCTGACAAAGTCAAAAACAAATTGATCTGAACACTCACCGAATGTCGGCTTTCCCGGCAAATCCGAAACCCTTAATTCTTTGAAAATGGCCAGGGCTTGATCTGCCAACTCAGGGAATATAGGCGGTGGGATAATTGGCTGATGCTGGATAAGCCGAGTCTCCCAATCCAGACATGTCGTGGACCATTGGGCCATGCATTACCCCTTTTCATTGTTCACCACCAGCTTAGGCGCCGCCATCGCACTAAATTTGCTCGCTGCAACCTTTGCCGCGGCATTTTGCGCAACTTTTTTTCCTCCTTCTCCCTTTTTGGGATGAATGTAAGGCAGCATCGCTTTAGCAGCATCTTTCCGGGTATCGATGTCTTCATCGAGGTTGTTCATCACTGACTTCAAAAATTCCAGCGGGTCATCGTACGGATTGATAACCGAATAAGTCACCGAGGGAACGTCTGGAGGGGTATTAACATTTTGGGTCCCCTTTTTTGGCTGTTCTTCGTCTGGCCTGCCACCAGGTTCACCCCGTTTTTTCTTCATAAACGCGATGATATCCGGATCCTTTGCCAGCTGCGAACCCTTGGAACGCGCCGATTTCTCAGAATAGCCGGCGGTGATTGCCGCTGCCGTCTGAGTCGAGCCGGACATCAGCGCCAGAGCAAACTTGCGCTTCTGTCCTGTTAACATGTTTATACCCTCCGAGGGGGAATTTTTTCTGTGCGTGAGAGGGGGCGCGGTGTCCAAGCCGATCAACGTTTACAGGCGACCCTCCCCCCCATACTGTTGATGACTCCAATTCGTAAGGTTAGCCATGCTGCCGAGCATCACAGCACTATCGGTGCGGCTGTCCCTTGCGTAGGCATCACATGCCTCAATGCCTCATCATCAGGCTGGCAGTTCGCCACCTCACGGGCTGACTTACCCGCATGACATTCAGTGCATAGCGTCCAGAGATTCGATTCATCATTACTGCCACCGAACTGTAGAGCCACACGGTGATCCAACTCGCTTTCACAGAGATCAACGACTCGGCCACACATACAACAATGTCCACCGTCACGCACATAGATGCGGCGCTTCAGGCCTACCCGGGCACTGCCACTCACGCGACGTTGTTCGCTGACTAGTGGTTTGATGCGTCGGGTATCGATGGACTTAACCCGCGGTTGCAGGGTGATCAGCTTAGCCATATAACCTCCATGCTCTGCGCCGTTCAGTTCGCGGCATCGCATCGTGATGCTTCTCTACTGGCTCGCCATCGGCATGATCAACCAGCGAATAGCAGGGATAGACAATCCGACATCCGTAGGCATCACCGATTGCATAGTCCGCTGCTTTGGTCGTGTTCCAACGCGACAACACCCGGGCAATATGCTGCGGCGGTACGCTGTAGCAAACGCCATGAATCAGGCGCGGCAATATGATGTAGTCGGACCGGTTCTTATCGGCGACTATCAAACGCTCTGCTATCTGCATCTGATACTGTGGTGGTCGTCCGGTGCCAAGATAAAAACTGATCAACGAGTCAGAGAATCGTGCCAACCATTCGCTGACCAACTGCTGAAAACCTTTAACGGGCAGCGCGTCATCCTCCAATATCACCACACGGCAATCCTGCGCAGCAGCCCACTCGATGGCGCGCCGGTGGTTCCAGTTGGCGCCGTGCTGACCTTCATCAATCAGCAGATTGGCATCCAGTAATTCAGCTAACTGTGCGGCAACTACCCGGCGTGAATAGTGGCCAATAACCACAAATTTGGTATTATCCATGCAAGGGCCACCTTGTAAAAGGCAATAAAAAAAGGCCACCGGATGGCAGCCTGCTGTAAAAATTCGGATATAGAAAAAGCCGCCTTAGCGACCTTTGTTTGAATTTGGAATTCCTCTCCACTTCCACTCTTTTTTATGGGCAGCAATGCCAAGGTCGGTAAGAGAGTAATATTGCATCAGGCTATGGTATCCGCCGTTATTGTCACGATCGAAGAAGTTAACAACCAAGTATCCTTGATGCACCAAGGAGTCAACCATCAGAATCTCATCATCTTGTACGTCTACCTCAGAAATTCTCTCCTGCTTAAATTGAACAATGCGATTGAGGAAATGCAGCTCTCTTCCAGAGATTTTTCCCATAACAACCTCGTCTAAGTTGCTCGTCATAAGGGAAGGGGGCAGGCGGTGACGAAACCGCTTTTCGGGGGCGACCCTAGCCACTGCTGATTGTATTTTGTTTTGGTCACTTATGCATCCACCATGCAAACTCCCTCCCGATTCCGTCAGATTTGAACACGGTATGCACACGCGGCCCGGTTACAATACGGTCACCTAACGCCTTTGCCACGATGCTAAAGGCCAACATATCGCCAATAGCAGCCCTGGCCTGCTCCGTTTTCCAGAATCTCTGGCTTTCGATGCGGTAATATAACCGAACAATGCCATGAGCGAACGCCATTACATCTTCGCGGTTGCCGCCGAGCAAACCGGCATTGAGCATAGTTTCGTTAGGGTGTTGTTCGATGAACTGCTGATAAACCCGCTCTGGGTGTTTCTCCCTCGCCCACGCATCAGCGTAGGTTTTAGGCTCGGAGCCTACATAGATTTTACCCGGCTCCATGTCCTGCCATGGTTCTCGGAGCATTTCGACATCGGTCCCATCCGTGCACCAGACCAGACGGTATTCAGGATGATCGCGCAAATATTGGTAGATGTGCAACCAGCGGCGGAAATAGACATTCATGCGAACATCTGGAACCGTACTGATTGATGCGCCGGCGGGCGCCGCTGTTAATTCGTCTGCCAAGATAATGGCATCGGAACCACGAACGGATGCAGCCCATTTGCTCAATAGGTCGGGTGATGCTTTCAATTTAGTGTTGCGCTGCGGGTCGTTCTGGCTGGTCAGTAACGTGGTGATGCACAGGTTGCGTTGAAGCCGATATTCCACGTAACCGGTATAGCCCGTGTCGCGCCGCTCGTTGTGGATTTTGACGTTGCGTTTAACCTGTTCCTCGCGATTCGATTGCGGCACTGACCGGGCAACCTGCTCATGCTCATCCAATGAGTAGATCAGTTTGTCGGAACCAACCACGTCCGCAAATGCCCAGGATGTCAGCCCGGCATTGTGAATACGTAGCGCCAGATCGGAATGCTCGTACATCCCGCGACCATAGACCGGATCGAACCCACCGACTTTCTCGATAGCGCTGCGATGGTAATACAGCATTACGCCACGCTGTCCGGTGTATGCCACATGCCGGTCATCGCGGTACAACTCTGCGATGTCGTGCAGTTTGCGCGGCCCGGCGAGATCGATAAATTGATACGCCAGATGTGGTTCCGGTGATTCGATGTAAGGCAAATGCCAGTTATCGGCTATCGGATACGCATCATCGTCCCAGAGAAATAGATGATCGCACCCGGCATCCATCAACGCAGAAAGGCTGGCGTTTTTAGATGCAACGATACCCAGCGATTTATCATGGCGTATGAGATACACACCTTCTGGCTCGACTACCGGCGGCAGTGAACCATCATCCACCAGCAACACAAACGCGCCAGTAGGCAAATATTTCAAATGCTTTTCAAGCGATTTGCTAATGACATCTGGACGGTTATGAGTGGTTATGGCGATGCCAATTCGATGAGTCAGATTACAGACAGGCACATACTGGACACCGTCGATAGTGACCTGCATAGAATGTGCTCCTGACAAAATAAAAAAGCCATCAGCAACCGAGCCCTTGGCGGGCATGAGGGAGTTGATGGCAGCTTTGCCTGCGCATTATCACAGGCACTCTAAAATGCCTGCTGTAATGCCTGTTAACTGGTTGCTGTTGAGGTGTTTGTTTCGATCGAAAACAAGGCTAGCGCCTCCTGCGATTCCTTGAACGCTTTGAGCGTTCTGGCGACCACTTCGCTTTCGGTAGTTACGCGACCGTATTGCTGCATGAACATCTGATAGTTGAGGGGATCATCCTGCACAAATTCAATCGCCAAGGTTGCCGCAGCTGTATCGCAGTTTAGGGTGGAAAGCAGATTCATACGTATCAGCTGGGCCTGAGAGAGTTCAATATTTGCTATATTCGCTCCATTGAAAAAAAACCGCCCGGAGGCGGTTCTTATTACTTATTGAAACTTTCTCGGTGTTCTATACATCTGTTAATTAATTGTTTACTAATAAGAACATCATTAGGACGCATGATGACCTTCCCTTGGGGGGTTTTGGTTACGGGTATCTCAAATTCAAAAAAATCTATGGCCGAACTATATTGTGTAGCACTCTTATCCGGCAATGACTTAGAAACTCTCACCAATACTTTTTCTTCAGGCGTAATCCATGATATTTCATATCGCCAAAAATCTTGGTCTTCTTTATCAATATGGACGGTCTTAAATACCTCTTGAATGGACATGCTTTTCCTTAAGTAGTTATCGGTAAAAGCACGATAGCACTCACAAAAAGCTTTTCTTTGTCCGCGCGCACATTCTTCTGCCATGGCCTGCGCAGCCACTATGAGCCGGTAACGGGCGGCATTCGCCGTTTACTTAAATCCCCGAGCTCTGCTGTATAGAGTTTCAGCGTCACGGCTAACGGGCACTCTTTCGACAGCACGGCGATGAGTGATAAAACTTGCGATTAAGATCCTGTTTTTATTTCTTGCATTACTCTCATTTGAGAGTATAGTTAACTCATCGAAACGAGATAACTTACTGTTCTGGAGAATAAAATGAAATTCATCGAAATTGTTGGCAATGCGTCTACTACCGCTTTCCGCAACGGAAAAAATCTTGGTCACAACGTGAATGTTTCAGCATATGAAAATGGCGACAACATCATGCTGTACGTTGAATCAAATGGCTCACGCGTAAATCAGATTCGTGGGAAAAGCCTTTCACGCGCCGAGTATGAAGATTTTTGCGAACAAAACCGTCGCAATCTCTCTATTCATGCTTTGAACTCGATGGGATGCACTACGGTTTTTAACGATGTTGAATAAGCCAACGCCGGATGAAGTCCGCGCGGCACGTATCGCTACCGGGATGACGCTTAAGGAGTGCGCTGAACGTTTCGGTTACGCACTCACAAGCTGGCAGCAAAAAGAGAATGCCAAAAAAGGCACACGCTCTTTGAATATTGGCGAATACGAATTGTTGCTCTTGCTAGCTGATATGCACCCGGAGTACAAACTGATAGCGCGGCCCTTAAAGGACGTCTGAAATCATCCTCATTGGCTACTGCCGTGCAGGCAGGTCCATAACTGTCATGAGGAATAATTTCAATGGGTATTATGAATGCTATCCTGCCGGTTGCCGCCGGCTGGGCCAACCCGTCATATCGCCGCGTTTCAACCTGGTTAACCGTTTATGAGAAACGCCTGCAGGCCAAAAATTTTGCCAGGACAACGCTCCAGCATAAACGCATGATGCTTTCGGTCCTAAATCGCTTTATTGGGCCATTGCCTATCGGGTCCGTTACACCGCACCATGTCTTATATTTTCTCGATTTCTACGTTGCCCAGGGAAAAACGAGATCGGCGGCCATTGCGCACTTTCTGATTAAAGACGTTTTCCGCGAAGCAGAATTCAGCGGATGGATAAACAAAAATCCCGTCACGCCAGTCCTAGTCCCGGATGATGTCGTTAAGCGAGATCGGCTGACGGTTGATGAATGGCAAAGGATTTATTTAGCCGCAAAATTCCAATCACCGGACTATTTTCCTCTCGCCATGCTACTGACGCTCGTCACCGCACAACGGCGTAGCGATATTTCAGCTATGCGGCGCGAGCAGATTTTCGATGACCATCTGCATATCGAGCAACTGAAGACCGGCGCCAAAATTGCCATACCGCTAGATTTGCGCCTAGATGCTCTGGGTATTTCTGTACGAGAAGTCATTGATATGTGTCCCGGCAATGATTTCCTGCTGTCGCACCGGCAAATCATGGTCCATTCGTTATCGCATCGATTCCAGGCAGTGAGGGATGCGATATTCCCGCGCGATCAATGGTTGGGAACCCCGCCCTCGTTTCATGAGCAGCGGTCTCTCGCGGAGCGGCTATACCGCGACCAGGGCATCAACACTCAAAGGCTGCTCGGGCATAAATACCAGCGCACAACCGACAGGTACGATGATGACCGGGGTCGGGAGTTCAGGAAAATAATCATCTGAGCAATCGTTGCTAGGAATATCACGAAATATTGAATAAACAACTTGTCCGAAAATCGGACAAGTTGTATTATTGTTTTCAAGGGGAGGGGCTCGAGCAACTCCCAACAGCCGAGGGCTCCAAAATGACTAAATTCATCTACGACACAAAATCCATCATGCAACAGGCATGGGCACTGACTCGCAAACGTGTTGCTCAGGGTCGCAAAGAACCAATTTCTAAAATTTTTGCATCCGCTCTTCGCCAGTCTTGGGCAAAGGCGAAGAGTGCAGCGCAGGATTTCGAACTGTATGAAGAGTACAAACCTGATGCTTTAAAAATGGGTCGGTATATCGAATTGGCTGAGACCGCAGAACGCAATGGCCTCAAACACGGCCAATCCTGGATTTGCGAGGAAAATAACTGCGGACGGCACAATTTTCAACGCGCCCCGCGCTCATGGGTCGGTCAATCCGTTTGCTATGTATACGCTAACTAATAGAGTCCACTGTTATGAACAAATTAGACAAAATTGAATATTTTACCGAAATGGCCGAATCCATGTTTGGTAAACATTGGAAAATGCCACTCTCTGAATTATTTGGCGTAACCGACAGAACCATCCGCAGGTGGGCCACGGGTGAAAACGAAATCCCGGACGAGGCTATCCGGGGCATGTTGTCTTTCATGTATGCCCGCATCCGGGCTATAACCGCCGCTGCTGATGAAATTGCAATGGAATTCGTAACGGAGGACGGTTATGAACGCATAATTTATATGCCATCAATGCAAATCGCCAATATGCGCATTGATCTCGATGTGGAAACGCGCGAATGGTTCGATATAGACGGAAAACTCTATGCAATTCATAGTGACGGTACCGTCATCGATATGTCTGGAAATAACGCATTGTTGCCAGATGGCGTATCAATCGAGCAACTCTACTATGCTAAAAAATCCTATATTGAAGATCCAGAAAATCAAATAGCAGAAAACTGAGGTGCATATGGATAACAATTTTTATTTCAGATTAGTTAGTCAATGGCATCAATTTTCCTATGAATTTTCATGCTCAAATTATTATGAACTAAAATTTAACACGCATTGCGCATTCAATGCATTAAAAATGCATCTAGACGAAAAAAATAACGATAGCCATCATGCAAAATTACCAAACAAGATGGAATTGCATATAAAGAATCGAAATACATGGTTAGGACTGTCTCAGTACGTCAAACCAATTGATATATATAATAAATTTAATGCTCGAGACCTAATTAATATTTATATTGACCAGGGCAGTGATTTTGAGTTGCTATGGCGGGCCGCAATTAATGTGCAAATTCACATCGAAAAAATCAATGGAATCTGCAAATTTGTATCAAAACCGGTCTTAAAATCAGTTTAGTAATTCTAAATGTTCCCTGCGCCAGCGGGGATTCTGGACATTAGATCCAGCGGTTTCTTAAGGCATAATTATGTTAAACACATATCCATCATGGACTCGTCGGTCAAATAAAACTTTAGCAGATTGGATACTCGTTTATAAATCCATTATTGAGAAACGAAATTATAAATTAAAAACTATCCGGAACAAATCAGCGGTCCTCACCCGGTTAACTGCCGATTTAGGCGGTAAACGACTCCGAAACATTACTCCAAAAATGCTACAAACATTCATTGCTGTATATGAGAATAACAGTAAATCGAGTGCAGCTAAAACAGCATTTCACATAATCAGCGATTTGTTTCGCGAAGCATGGCTTGATGGATGGGTTGCCTATAGCCCCGCATTACCGTTACGATCTCCTCACGAACCGGTGAAACGATCCCGGCTCAATGAACAGGATTGGAGAACTATTTTCTCTGTTTCTCAGGACCTATCTCGCTCATACATGCCGCATGCCATGCTACTGGCATTGAGCACGGCGCAGCGGCGGGGAGATATTGCCAAAATGCGGCGCGCCGATGTTTTTGATGAACATTTACATGTCAAACAAGAGAAAACAGGCTACCTGCTTGCGCTACCATTGACTTTAAAATGCCCTGCCCTCGAAATATCCTTGGGTGATATCATCGAATCGTGTCCAGGTAACGATTATCTGCTGGGAAATAAACCGGTGCATGCATTTTCCCTGAGCTACGGTTTTAAATTTGCCAGAGATACCGCATTTCCTAGTGGGCATTGGGAATTTCCCCCATCATTTCATGAACAACGTTCGCTCGCCGAGCGTATCTACAGAGAAAGCGGCATTGATACTCAGCGCCTGTTAGGGCATAGGCACAAAGAAATGACTGATAAATATAATGATAATCGCGGTTTGGAATGGAATTATCTAAAACTAAAAACCGGCGAGTAGTTTATTAATAATCCCTATCAGGCCCATAAGGAAAGTGGGTCTTTCGCCGGTGTGGCTTGGGGATCACTTCTTGCCGTTGGCATCGGCCATCTGCTGATACACCGGGGCAGTTCCCTTTGGAAAATCGATGCTTACCTTGCGATAATGCGCTAGCCTCTCCAGAAAATATGCCCTCATCTCTGCTGGCTGCTGGGCTTCAACCTGCTGCGCCACTACCGGTATGTTGAGCCTTTCCTTGTACGCGACGCCGGATGCAGCAATTTCCACATTGACCTTGTCCATGTCTTCTTTTGAAAGATTTCCCAGATTGTAACTCATAAAGTCCTCCCGAAATTTCAGGAGATTATAACGCGTCTTTCTTGCCAAAGCCCATTAGGGAAAGGAAGTTGACTTTTGCACTGGTTAACAGGTCATCGGCTGTGCAACGGCTCGCACCAGCGCCATAATGCCGGTCTGTATATCAGTCTTGCCGATAGCGGCCCAGCGTTGCGGTTCGGCCTGTTGGAAGCGGCGCAATTCGACGCATTCGTCACTTCCTTCATCTTCCGGCGACAACTTAGATGCTCGAGCGGCAACCATCTTCAGCTCCATTTCTGTAGACAGGCGGCCGGCCAACTCAGCCTGAAGCGCAAGCAGTTCGACGCCCTTGACCTTGATGCGGTTCATCAGGTCGATTTCTTCCGGTAATAAATCCCTATAGCCGGAGATTTTACGGTGTTGGTTTTCCATGATTCCCCTTATAGCTTTTTCACAGGAAATTATTAGACAGCTTCCTCGGTTGCCGTTCCGTCAACAGCAGTGGGATTTGCGTCAGCAACGGGGGTCGGATCTTCCATCGGAGTGACAAACGATTTCAGAGTATTCCATGTCTGGATAACCATATCGATCCAGGCACTAATCTCGGCCTTTATGGTGCTCCAGTCTTCGCCGATTTCAGTGCAAAGCGCTTCGAGAGCGGCTAGCACGGCGACCTTTTTCGTAGCTCCACTGCCGGAAGCATTTGAATAGGCGTTTTCAGCGATTTGAATCAGTTGAGCACCGGCTTCATAAATCACTTCGCTCGCCTTAACGGCGCTTGCAACGGTAGTCAACGCTGTGGCTACAGCAGAAAGAGAAAAAGACATTTGTTTTACCTCAGGTTTAATTGATGAGTCCGCGGGCACGGAGTCTGTGGATACAGGTTGCGGTGTTGGCGCGGAGGATCCGGTTGCGCTCAAAGACTCCAGCGGCTTTGATGGCCCATTCTGTTTGGGCGTCGCTATATGCCGCCAAATCGTTGTTAAAAACTGGATAATCCGGGAGACTTTCATCGGGTTTATCCTCACCGCATTGGACGGTTGGCACGATTGATTGCTTCGGCAGCGATACGGTTTTTGGAGCGCACGCTATCAGCACAATGAAGATCAGCAATAGCGGTATCAGTCTGTTTTTCTGATTCAGTGATGTCATGTTCGGTCGCCTGTTCGTCCTGGCGGGTAATGTCAGCAGATGCTCGGCTGGCCTCATTGGCCGTCTCGATAGTCTGTTGCTGTTCAGATTTTTTTCGGTTCAAAAAGAAATTGATGATGGTGCTAATGAACGTCACTATTGCTGACCACATTTGTGTTGTCCTGTTTGATTAGGCGGCCGACGACCCCGCTAATAGCCACGGCTGCTGCAACTCCCCATTCAATCCAATTCGGGCTGGCTATGCCAATTGTGTGTTTTGCATAATCCCACGCCGGCGGTATGGCGGCCGATATAACCAGCGCGTGTATCGAATACCAGCGCCAGCATTGTTTCCAGTTATCGATAAGAGTCATACCGTGAACCACGCTTTGTATGCGTTGTAATCGCCGTTCGACATGAGATTTGCAAGGCGGGCGGCGCGTTGGGGGGTCTGTCTATACCAAGCACTATCGAGCATTTCTATGCTGGCCTGCCTGAATTTCCCGGCGGCGATTAAGGAAAGTGTCGCGCTGAAAGCAGCGAGTCCTGAACTGCCCATCTGGTAGGCCATATTCAACAGGACATCCTTTCTTACCTCATCGCAGGCAATCCATGCTGGGCCAATAGTTTTGTGCGCTGACAATTCTGGACGATAGCTTTCAGCAATAACCTGCATCCAGGCGTCCGAAATATCCTGAGAAATAGTGAAAGTATAATTTTGGATAGCAGCGCCTTTTGGACCGATACGCTGTCCAGTGCCGATGGTGGGATAACCCTGAGTGTCGATAAAAGGTTTGCTGCTGAAGCCTTCATCTGCGCGAAGCATTTTTGCTATTTGGCTCATTTGCTATCGTCCTGTACTGCTTGCTTCACCGCGTCAGCGGTCTTATTCGGAAGTTGGGCAACCTGCTGCTTTATTTCCCCTACCGTTTTATCCCGTGCTGCAGCTCGCTGTGAATATTGGGCTTGAGCTATGTAATAACCCGAGATAGCACCTCCTAGGTAAATGCCAAATGCAATGCATGCGAGCACAATTAATATTCGCCAGGTAGCAGTAATTTCGCTGTCTTTAGATTCGAGGTGGATCACGTCTGCCTCCCCAACTCTGAACGTAAACGGGATAGCTCATCTGCCATCGTTTGATTGATGCTGGTAAGTTCATCAACTTTTTGCGTGAGGTATTTCTGGGAAGCCTGAATTACCAACAACTCGGCCTTTGTTGCGGCCAAATCTTCATAATATCTGCGGATTAGTTCATCCTTTTTCTCAATCTCTGCATCCCGAGCTTCCAGCGCTTTTTCTAACCGGTCGATATAATTCGCCTGTTTATCCAGGGTGTCCGACCACTTGTTGTTATTGGCTATCTGAGCGCTGTTATTTGACCAGAATCGACGACCGATAGCGGCATAACCGCCTATGCCAAACAAACCGGAGATAACCCCGCCTATCGCTGTTTCCTTTGAGAATACTGTTGACACCAGGGTGTTCCAGTCCATAGCAGGCTCGTTATTCATCCGGATACTCCGGTATGTATGTGAATAAAAAGGGCCTGCCGCCACCCTTAGGATGATGGGGAAATCCACGGCAGGCTGAAAATGGTGCTATGTCAAAGGCGTCAGTGGCGCCTTTTGCAAAGCACTATCGACGGGACTGGAAAAACACTCTGATCCGCCAGGTGATAAACAACGCCACCAGCGCTATAAACATCAGGGCATCTATTAATGCACCAAACAAACGAGCGATGACCGCCAGCGTGCCGATGATAAGCGGCAAGGCCATGATTCGCAGTTTCATGGCGTTATTTGCCGCTGTTACCAAGAACGCGGCTGAGGTTTTTAAGTAAGACCGTAGAGGCGTTTTCCAGCATATCGTCGCCGGCGTCGGTGTTGGCCACCACCAGCGTTTTGGTGCAGGGTACTTTGACCTTTGAATCGCTGAGCCAGCCCGAAGCCGTTACCGCCTTTTTCAATTCATAGACCGGCTTACCGTTCGGCAACTTGTCGTCAACATGCCAGCCATTCATATTGATAACGGCTAAACCGCTGCCTTCTTGATTAACTGCGTCCAAGAATTTATTAGAACGGTCAGGGGCTGATACCCACAAAAATGCGTCATATTCACCGGTGGTGACCTTCGCCAACGCCCGGACACCGCCTTTTGCGTAGGTTTCCGCCTTCGCATAGTCTTTTTCGAGGCTTTGCAGATACTGCCAGGATGCATAGGATCCGCTGGTCGGGTCGCCAACTGCGATTTTTACCCCTTCCTTCAGATCGCTTTCATCACTGATCTTGCTGTCCTTTTTGACGGCGACAAACACGCATTCATCGGCCAGTTCCCCAATGATGTCTACCTTCTGCGCTTCGTTGCTGTGGTGCTGGCGCCAGTACTGATAGGCATCTGCTTGGGTAAAGCCGATTTGTGCCGCGTTAGCCGCGACCTTGTCCAGGTTGTCCAGCGATCCCTTGCTGGGAATAACCGTCGTCTGATAACCATATTCAGCCAATGCGCTGGCGAGGTTTACTCCGTACACCGAGTTATATGTCAGACCTTGCTGGCCGGTGGTAATAACGACCTCTGTTGCCGAAGCACTGGCACTCAGAAACACAAAAGCCGCCATGCAGGCGGCCAGGACGTTCTTCAACATGTGACTTTCCTTCAGGTGGTGAGCCAGCGCTCAGGAGCGGTCAGCCCACAGAGAAGTCACACTGACTGTCCCTATGGCTCACCCCTGAAAGGCTCTGTGGTTGAAATACGCCGAGCGTGGCGCAGTAATAAAAAAGGCCACCAGATTCGGCAGCCTCATTTCGGAGAGAAATTGAAGTTAATTAAATTCAGACACCTCTACGACATGGATGCTTAACAATGTCGAATTACTAACGTAACAATATGATTATACGATATTTAATTCATATTTTGCGTCAACAAATTCCTATTTTGATCAATTTCAATGACTTATAAGATTTCGTTAAATATTATGAAATATCTTTTCCTAAAGCGAAGGTGTGAGATGGACAACCCTGGGAAGCTTAGGTGGCATGTCGCTTGCGATGAGTCTGGTACTGATGGGCAAAGGTTCTATGGTTTCGGTAGCCTATGGATGAAGTATCAACGTCGCGGTGACTTCGTAAGGATTATAAGAGATCTCAGAGAAAAACATGGTTGTACCGATGAAATAAAGTGGCAAAAGACTAATTCTAAACGTTATGCGAATTTTTACTCTGACCTAGTTGAACTTTTTTTCAAGCATCAATGGCTTGCTTTTCATTGCATCGTAATTCAAAAAGCTCATGTTAACAAAGAATTGCATGGGGGAGATTATGACCTTGCAATGAGAAAACATTTTACTCATTTGATAGCAAATAAAGTTCTAAGTGTAATGAAAGCCCATCCCGGAAGAGACTGTGAATTCCGAGTAGAAGTCGATCCTATCGCATCCCGTTATGACAAGGCAGATGAAGCATTTCACGTAATAGCAAATAATATGCTTCAACTGAAAACAGGTAAAAATGAGCTTATTCAATCAGTTGTAACGAAAGATTCGAAAAATTCGGAAAATATTCAGATTGCTGATTTTTTTCTGGGTGCCGTAATGAGCGCCTTCCAACAAAAAGTTGCTTCCCCAGCGAAACAAGCCATAGCTGATAAGATTGCCGAACATTTAGGCTGGAAGACTTTACAACACGATACCTGGCATAGTGAGAGAAAATTTAACATCTGGTATTTCTATGACCCAACTAAAGGTCCAAGAGAAATTGTAACTAAGGCCGTCAATTTAAAATATAAATTGCCACCCCCAAACAAAAAGTGATTCTTTAATGCCGACCTCTCAGCCGACGAGGTTGGAGTAGGCACACAGGCATGTGCTTTGACCAACTCGGCGGGATCACTATTCCAGACGCCGCCGCGTTTACCTGGATAGCACCACTTATTAATGCTAAAAAACAACTTGCATATACAAACAAAACCCCACCAATTTGGCAGGGTTTCAATGATAAGCTATGTGACAAAGCACTAAGTCTTAACACAATAAATTGCTTTTTGTAATTACACAACGTTTTTTTACCGGCTCATAAACATTTTCTTTTTGGCAATACCTGTCCATTTCCAAAGTTATTTCAGCCATTGCTAGGCATCCGTCAATAAAGCCCTCAGCAGACTGCAAACGCTTAAGTACTTGGTTATGTGAAATTCCCTGTTTGTTACCCAAAGTGCGTAGCGGGAGCCGCAGAACATAGTAGGCGATGATAAGTTGGTGGAAATATGGATTGCTCTGTTTTAGTTTCACCATGACTGAATTCATTATTAGACCATCATCATCACTGCATGAGGGGCGGCTTCGTTTTGTTGCCGGCAGCAACCCTTTAAACCCGGCGGCTATAGGCGAATAATCGACGCTATCATTATTTTGAGCTGCCCATCCTCCCCACCACTCCAGGACCGTTTGAATGTCGCGCATCGGTTTCCCCTTATTTTAATTTGCCTGTACTGATCACACCAAGCGACAGGGCCCGGTCCTGAGTGCGCACCAGCATTTCTAACTGACTACCATGCCGTTCCTCAAATGCATGGGTATCTCTGTGTAATTCGTTGTGGCATTGCCGGCACAGCGGTATAACAAAAAAATCATGTGGTTTTGTACCCATTCCTCCAAGGCCGTAACCGGTGATATGGTGCGGATCATCGGCTTGGTTTCCACACCCGGCGCAAATTTGTGTTTTTACCCACCGGGTATAATTTTCATTCACCCAACGGCGCGGTTTCGGCCGGAGCATGAACGACTCAGGCGGCTCAGGGTCTATTGCCAGCGCGAGCACAGGCTTAGCCTGCTCCACAAGCACATCCGTGGCTGAATATATTGGCTCGATATCTGATTCGTGCATGACGCCGGACGGTGTTTCCAGTGGACGCCATTTGAGTACCCGCCGGGCCGAGCCTTGTGGAATAGCCTGGATCAGGTCTTCCTGCGCAGCCCACCAGCAGAGCTCCGGCAGGGTAATTTGATGATGCTCGGGGAATTGGAAAGCGATGCGCACGGTATCAAGAATCCATTCTGCGAGATTCTGTCGCGCAATCTCGCCCAACCTGTCCATCGCCAGACCACGAAATTTATGATCGTGATGCCAACATAGCCGGACCGCACCTTTACCATAGCGCAGCGACGTCATTTCGGTCATATGGAAATCTTTATCTGGCCACTGGCACCCGGCATCACGCTGCTGCAGCCAGGACTCCAATCGATCTACTTGACCTGCAGCAGCAATGACGCGCTCATCAGTGAAAAATCCGGTCAATGTCGGATCCTCGGCTAATGTCTGTTGCGCATCCACCAGCGCGCCGGCGGGCAGTGATTTCATAAAATTCGGTTCGTTACTGATCAACACGCGGCCGGACATAAACAGCGGCAGCAGTTCAGTGCCCGGGCGAAATAGCACTAAGTTGAGTTCACGTTGAATTAATGGGGTTAACAATGCCCTCATGAGTTTTTCCCCCTTAATGCCTTAACTTGTCCAATCCGTTCAGTCAAAAATGCCAATTCTTTATTGGCCTTATAGATTTCCGCGTTAAGGTCGCTGAGTTTGAACTGCAGGGTTTTAACCCTCTCCCTGCAGTTAAGCTCTTCTCGTTTAATCTTCTCCAACCCGCTGCGGTGATCGGTAATCTCTCGGCGTAACGTTTGCAGCTCCCAGTCAACTTTCGTCTCTCCATCCGTGACAGAGTTTATCCAGTCAAATGGATCAATGACTTTTCCGCATAGCCGGCAGGTTAATTGGCGAAGATGATCATCAACCAAAATTTTGGCGTGGGTACACCACCGATTTTTGCTTTTTGCGTCCGGTGCCTTCACGAAATTTCGCATTTCTGTAATGTCAGCATTAGCGTCAAACCGCCTGGTGAATACCAGCACATTATCACTGTCATCAGGTGGCAAATCGGATTCGTCACTCAAGTTCATACCTCCAGCGGCAACTGGATGCTAAACCGATCCCGTTGCTCGCAGTAAATCAAGGCGCCAGTGCTGTTCGCTGACTCAATGCGCTCTACCAGAATGCTGGCACGGGTTTCTTTCGATTGTGGCTGGTAGGTGCCCTTCCAATTGCAGTCTTTCCCTATGTTCTGCGCGACGTTTGTGCTATCCGCTGAAGACAGCGGCAATTTTGTGAAAATCTCAGGGTTTAGCATGCGGAGTCCATGCAACTTCGTGATCGGTTGGCCGTGGACATCTACAATGTGTCGGATGATGTCTTTCATTCGTGTGACTGCCAGCATCGGTCGGCGCACATCATATTCACCGCAACTCCCGATAGCCACTCGCGGATACTCATGGCAGAGCCGGATAAAACGGTCGTCTGATTCATTCATATGCCAGACAGGCACGCCGAAAAATTTACCGTGTGGCCACTCTTCAAGCAGCGCATCATTCTCCACAGCGCCGCCGTCAATAACGTCAGGGATAATGGCAAAATCAAAACCAGGATGGTTTTTCCAGCGCTCAACGAACGCATAATAATCAGCCCACTCTATTTTGTTTTTTCCAGCCCGTTTCCATGCGCTGAATGCGCCGTTATCAATTGCAAATGACTGACAAATTTCAGCCGCTAGGCCGAGTTGACCAGCGTTAACGAATGAGATGAAAGCGTGGCGCGCTCTCCAGGCTTTAATCGCACATGTATCAGGGGTTATTGGTCCACCGTGATAATGGATCATCATGCTGCCACCTCTTCTCGCACCACACACAACTCAGGTAGATTGGCCCGCACCAGGGCTTCGGCGAATTGCGGCGGTACGGCGTTGCCACAGCGGGCCACCTGCTGCTCTTTTGAATATTTCTTGCCCTTGTAGTCCATATCGATGACGTACCACGATGGGAAACCATTGGCGCCGTAGAGTTCAGGCGGTTGCAGCATACGCAGCGTAATATCAACTAGGGCCCACCAGATGCCGCGATAGCTCATCAAAACCATGTCAGCCGGTTCGGGGAAATGCTCGGGCAGGTATTTATGTAGCAACTGCGCGCATTGGCGCGCTTTTTCACGATGTTCTTGGGACAAACAATCGATCGGCACTTTGATAACTTGCACTAGGCCCATCCGGGCTTTGGCCGTGAGAGTATGCACTGGTTCATCGACGCCCTGAGACTGTCCTCCGCAACTGTAATATTTGACAACGTAGGCTGTTACCAGCCGTTGATTGCTACCGGCCGACGTGATCGTAGACATCGGAGCGTCGGCCGCGTGGCCATCGCCATCGTAAAACCCGCCGTTAGCCTGTTCAAAAAATGCAGATGTTAACGCGCTCGGCACGCTACTGGCGGTTACCGTGTTAAGTGGCGTATCCAGAGAGCGGGCGCCATCACTCCAGCGCTTGGCGCCAGTACCGCACTGCTCACCGTGCCCCATGTCTACCAGATTGGCGCATATCAGCGCCTGTTCGCCTCGGTGCGCAGCCGTTACCGTTGGCAGCGGATCTGCCGGAGTGGTACCGGGCCGGTCGCCGTGGTGCGTTAAGTGGGCCAGATGTGCGGCCACCAGAGCATGTTTGTTCGCAGCAACAACCGTCCCCAGCGGCGCATTGATGTCCTGGGCACGCGCCTGCTGGCCTTCGCGTTCTCCATAGCCAATTGTTATCAGGTGGGCACCAACCAGTGCAGCTTTTCCGCCGCCGCCCGCAGTGATTGTAGCCAATGGTTCATCGGCGCCATGCCCTACGCTATTTCCCATGTCACGCTGGATGTGTGCTGTCACTAATTCGGCCCCAACAAGAGCATGATGTCCGCCACCGGCGGTAATTGTTGAGAGCGGTTGATCTATATCGTGGCCGACCAAATGAGCATCACTGGTGCCGTGAAGGGAAACCAACGATGGCGCGACAACTGAGAAATGCCCGCCTTTAACCTGGGCACAGAGTGTGCGCATGGGCTCGTCAACCGGCATAGTTCGCTGATTACTGGCATTGGCATGTTCATTTAGAAACGGCGCCAGCACAGGCCCTACAACAGCCCGGTGATTTTCGGTGGTAAGCGTTCCGAACGGCTGATCGACTGCGGCCGGTTTACCACTATATTCAGGCCCACCAGCACCCGCGGTGAAAGGAGCAAACACCGGTTGCGCCAGGCAGGAATCCGCTTTACTGGTGACGGTCTGCATCGGTTCCAGTACGCTTCGTTCAGGTGATTGACCCATGCGTCCGCCCACGCCGACAATGAACGGTTCGGCATTGGTCAGGACATGGCGCCATAGTCCTTTTGCAACCCGACGCAGGGTATTGTCGGCGAGAGATTTTTTGCGCTCGAATATGCTCTTGCTTGGGATATTCCAGTCAATGATCTCCGCCGCGGTACGGAAGGGCTTTAATTTGCCGCTTCGTACTTCTGGCGATTTTCTGTCACCATGCGTTTGTTTCGGCCACGCAATCGGGCGACCGTCGCAGCGCATCACCATGAAGAATCTTTCCCGAATTGTCGGCGTTCCCAGTTTACTGGCGCGTAATTCCCTAAATTCGACGTTATAACCCAGGCCAGCAATGAGCCGGAGCCGGTCGTCGCTATCCGATGCGATACCCAAAACCTCACAACATTCGTCCAGAGCCGGATGATCTGCCGCGATGCCGGTAGTCAGCATCGCCACGAATGCGGCAAACGTTTCGCCCGCCCGGGCCGGGTCTGGTCTATGTGTGCCGTCAGCCATGGTCAAAAGTGGCCCCCAGGTTCTGAATTCTTTAACGTTTTCGAGTACACCAACACGAAAACGGGTATCAAGTGCCCAGCGAATAGAGACCCAGGCCAACCCTCTAATTTCCTTTTTCACAGGCATGGCGCCCTTGGCTTTACTGAAATGGCGGCAATCAGGCGAGAACCAGACCAGGGCAGGCCGCCGGCCGCCGCAGGCAACAACGGGATTAACGTCAAACACGTTTTCGCAGTAATGCAACGTGTCGGGGTGGTTTGTCATATGCATATCGATCGCGTTTTGGTCGTGGTTAATCGCAATATCCACACTGCGGCCGGTCGCCATTTCAATGCCCGTCGATGCGCCACCGCCACCGGCAAAATTATCAACGATGATTTCCCTCATGCTGTTGCTCCCATGGCTGTGGTTAATTTAATGGTCTGCTGGATAATGGCGTCAGTAGCTATACCGTCGAGTTTCATGCGGTTTATGTGGCTGCGGATTTTGTTTTGCAGCTCGGCCGGAAGACTGCCGGCGGCTGGGACCTGGTCGAACAGAAAATGGACCTCGGCCGGCCATACTCGGTTGGCCATTTCCGGTATTGGGTCAAATTCAGGAGCCTGGATATGTGATTGAACGAAACGGGGCGCCATCCAGCGCATCTGCGCCAGAGCAGTTTCGCCGCGGGCTATCAGGTCATCTCGATTGACGTACCCAATTGCCGGACCGGTCCATGTTTTATCGAAGACGGCGATCGCCCCGGCAAAGAAAGCTCCGGTCGGTACCTGCTGCGCATCCGCCGGTTTAAACCAGGTGGGAACATCAAAACCAATGCGGCCCCGGATGAATGCAATGTGGTCGGCGTGCTCCGGCCACCATGTTTCCGACGTGGCTGCTTTGATGAGTACCACGTACCGGCCTCCACGTTCCCGCATCGCCATGGTATGTTCCATGATGTGAACCATGCCGGTAATGTATTGCTCCTCATGCTGACTGGCGCGGGAATACGGCGGATTACCGAAAGCGGCGCCACCTAGGTCAGCCAGACGCTCAGACCAGTCATGCACCAGCGCGTTATCCTCGGCGGTGTAGTAGGCTTCGCATTTTGCGTTGCTCTCGTCGGCGAACAGGTCAAGCACCAGCGGGCCGAACATGGCGTTAATTCCCCAGAACAGCGGGTCAGGTGTGCGCCACTGGTCGCCTATTTCCTTGAGCTTATGGGCGGACTTGCGCCGGAGCTGTTCCAGTGCTTCGCAATAATGGTTCATGCTGCACAATCCTTACGCTTAATGCCTGCGCCAACAATCTGATCGATGCGTTCCGGCACCAGCGCGGCATATTCGGGGTTCAGTTCGCACAAAATGGCTTTGCGTCCGTGGGCCAGCGTCACCCCGGCGGTTGTACCGCTGCCGCCAAAGGGGTCCAGTACTGTTCCTCCCGCCGGGCAGCCGGCCAGGATGCAGGGCTCAATCAGCGCCGGCGGGAAAGTGGCGAAATGCGCGCCAGGATACCCCCGTGTTGCGACACTCCAGACGTCGCGACGGTTGCGCATGCCGATATCCCACGCCGATTCGTCCCTACCGGGGCGATGTGTGCCCGCGGTCTGGCCGGGGAAGACTTGCTCGCGCTTGCTGCCGTCGCGTTTGAAGGAATCGCGGCGGGACCGGGTGTTGCCGGTGACCGTGCGGTTCCCGCCTGTTGAATTATCAAAGGTGGAATTATTCACGTACGCCCCCCCCCTGAAGCTGTTGGCGTTGCCCTTATCCGACTGCACTGGCTCTTTCATGGCTTCATGATCGAAAAAATACCGCGGCGATTTGCTCAGGAGGAAAATGTATTCATGCGCCTTTGTGCAGCGGTCACGGACGCTCTCCGGCATGGGGTTTGGCTTGTGCCAGATGATGTCCTGGCGGAGATACCAGCCGTCGGCGCGAAGGGCAAACGCCAGCATCCAGGGGATACCCAGCATGTCTTTTGCCTTAATCCCGGCAGGAATTTTGGGGGCCGGCTGGCGGGAACCGGCGACCCTGCCAAAAGTGCCAGCGGACGTTCTGGGAGCGTTGTAAGTTGAAGTGGTGGCGTAACTGTCCCCCATGTTCACCCACAGCGTGCCGTCATCGCGCAGCACGCGCCGGACTTCACGGAACACAGCCACCAGCCGGGCAATGTAATCATCTGGCGTTTGCTCCAAGCCAATCTGGCCTTCAACGCCGTAATCGCGCAGGCCGTAATATGGCGGGCTGGTCACACAGCAGTTCACGGACTGTTCCTGCAGGGCGCGCATTGAGTCGATGCAGTCGCCGACAAACAGTTGATAGCTCATGCGGCACGCTCCATCGTCTGCTTATAGTCGAGATACAAACCTCCAAAACTCACAAACAACGCGGCTTTCACTTCATCTTCTGGCGCGGAGAACCAGCGCTTAAACCAGCCTGTAGCCATTTCCATCTGCTGGCACAAATCAGATTTACCCTGGAGTCTGATGAGGAAAATTGTGTCGCGGAAAATAACGGCCGTTTCGCAAGGGAAATTAATTTCTTTCATGCCGCATCCCCTTCCCCAAGTACCCATTGTAGGGCGGCAGCATATTCGCCTGTAGCTAAAGCAAGTGCGGTGGTGATTTCTTTACGGGACTTTATACGCGGGCGAACTTCTCCAAGTACAGCACGCTGGCGCCGTGCCTTTTCATGCCCTTTTGTCTCCTGGGCAACAGAAACGAGCTCTTGGGCTTTTTCGCGCTGTACTTCCGGCGGGAGTTCTGCCAATTGACGAGCGTGGCCAACGGTAATCTGTCCAGACTCGACAGCATCCTGAACCGCTTGAGTGCAATGTAAGAGGGAAATTGTTGCCTGGACGGTCTGAATGCCGATGCCGAAAAACAAAGCCAGGTCAGCTTCATCATTGCCACGCGATAACATGTCAGCCATTTTTTTTGCACGCCCGAGAGGAGTATCCGGTCTGCGTATTTCGTTAGCACTTACCATGGCTTCCTGCATGCGCCGAGCGGAACCGTCCCGCACAACCCCAGGGACAAACAGCGGTGACTCTCCGGCACGTTGCAGGCGTACATTGGCTTCCTTGGCGTGCTTAACGCGCTGCCGGCCATCAACAACGCAGACCTGACCGGTTTCCTTGTCCTTCCAGACAACGATCGGCTCAATGACACCCTGGTTCATGATGTTCAGGACCATAGCCTCGTCCAGCGGCAGATGGATACGTTCGTCATAGAGCGGGTGCGTTGGATCATCAACCAAATGCAAAGCTTCCGGCGCAAATTTTAAGACGTTGGTTTTACCGCTGGCGCCATAGACGTCTACAGAATTTTTTGCCATGTTATTCTCCTGTTTCCAGTTCAGCTATGCGGACACGTGCATCCTCATAGGCTTCCATGACCACATTCAAAAGGGCTACCGATTCTTCCAGGGCTCGTTCATCTATGGTTTTAACTGGATCTATTAACGAGAGACCTCGGGATGTGCGCGGAGTGATTTTTATCCACCCTTTCCGAACCAGGGCTTTCAATTGATCCGCTGACGAATTGGGAAAGCATTCGAAATGGGCGGCCATTTCAGTAACGGTCGGCGGGAAGCCACGAACCTCAATGAACGCCTTGATGAACTCATATAATTCGGTTTGTTTTTTGGTTAGGGATTGCTTCACAACGTCCCCCCATGCATTTTGTCGTATGCGGCAATCGCTTCCTGGGCTTCCCAGGTGGTGTAACCGGCGGCTATATTCGTCACACCATGTACGAAGTCATCGCGGTCGCGTTTTCGGAGCTGCCGCTCCAACTCGGCTATGTGGGCCTGGGCTTCTCGGTAGGCATCGTGATAAATCTCTACAAACTGGCAAACGTTATAGAGCAGCATCGATGTTTTGCCCGCGCGGTGAGGATTCTGAACGACGATCATTGGGCACCCCCTTGTTTGGTACCGACAACGTCGATGCCGTGCTTCGCCAGTTCTTTAATCCAGAGATTCCGCGTATCAACGGGGCAATGCGCCAAAGCGTCAGCCCATGTCGGCCAGCGGCCTTCTCGTGCGTAAAACGTATACTGGTAGTGAAGGGATTGAGCGTCGTGCGGATCTTCGTCTAAATGCTGGCGACCGCATTCCTGGCAAGTGCCTTCACGTTTAGGCATGATCTGGAAACCGACGGTTTCCGTCTTTTCGACGGTGCCAGTCTGTATATCGATGGTTTGCATTTGAACCGGCAGTTTCATGCTGCACGCTCCGGCGTCGGTGCAAACCGGGAGTTAAAGCAAAAATCTGCCCGGGCGGCTGCCCATTCGGCATTGGCCCGGCTTTTAGCCAGTTTCTCGGCCTTAATCCATAACAGATGGGCTTCAGCACGCATGCCGGCAATTTCAGAACTACGGGCCTTTTCGGCGATTTCGTAAAATGGCATATTCATTCTGCTGTCTCCTTTTCTGCGGCCACCAGCCGGTAAAAATGGACAATTTTTAAGGTCTCCGGATCCTTGATGTACCGGCGTTCTTTCTTCAGCCCGTGGATTTCTGGCTTTACCTCCCGCAGCCTGGCGCTGATCGCCGCTTGGGTGTCGGCGACGCCATACATCTGCAGCACCAGCAATTCCAAATCTCGGAGGGTGCGCCAGGTTGGGCCGGCGGCGGCATGCAAAACGCGGCTGAATTGAGATGATTCATTCTCTTTCAGGTAACCTGACCGGATCAGGCTGCGGATGCCGTCGTTAATATCTGCCCGTTCGAATTCATCAACGTAAATTGACAGTTTCATGCCTTTTTCCCCCTGGTTTTGCTGCGTTGGCTGGGCCAGTTGAATTCCACCCAAACCCCGCCTGAAAGTTGGCGATCCATAATTCGCTCACGCAAAATGGACATGAGTTCAGCTTCAGTGCAGTTCGTGAGCATCCCGGTGGGTTTAAGCTGCAGCTGGCGGCGGTCTACAATTTGTGTCAGCAGGTTGATTTCCCATTCGCTGCCCTTCTGCAGGCCAACCTCATCGAGCACCAGCAAATCCAGGCCACAAATGTCTTTCATCAGGGCCGATTCTTTCACGGCGCTGCCTTTGTCGAACGTGGCCCGGAAATTAGTCAGTAATTCCGATACCGTGATGATCATGGCCGTTTTGTTTCGCTTGATGAGGTACTTAGCGATGGCTGTAGCCAGATGATTTTTCCCAGTCCCTACGCTTCCGGAGAAGATAAAACCGCCATGCGTCTTGCCGAATTCCGTTGCGTAAGTCCGGGCAGCATCCAACGCTCTGCCCTGCCCCTCGCATTCCACCGTGTAGTTGGCAAAAGTGCAGTCCTTGTGCAGCGGGCAAATCCCTGATCGGCCGATGATCTTTTCCAAGCGGCGCTGCCGATTTTGAATCGTCACGGCACGAGCGGTTTTTAACTCTTCGTTCCGGTGCCACTCCATTAGTTCTTCGACGGTCTTGAACCGCGGTTGAATATAGGCTGGCTTAAGGGCAGCCAGGCGAAAGCGAGCGAGCAAGTCAGTCGTCATCATCGAATGCTCCATCAGGTATTGGATGTTGGGCGACAAATTCCGCCGCACTCATGAATCCTGGCGGTGTCTGTCCGGTGGGAGGGGTTATGCTTCGGGCTGATGTGCCTGTGTTTGCAGCGGGAAGCTTCAGGACAAGCTCGTCCCATTTTTCGCGCAGCTTCGCCGGGCTGAGGATGTTTTTGCACCAGAACCGGTCTTTGTTGGCACGGCCAAACAATTCGCAGATATGCCGGTGATTCCGGTTGTCCAGCATCCGCATCATGCGGACCTCATTCGCCCAGACTGTCCAATTAGGCTCTTTGGGGCTTACAAGCTCGCCGTCCGTTTCCGCCGCCTGCTCATAAAGCCGGATAATCCGACTCCATATCCATTTCGCGCAGCGCAGATCCTCTTCGTTTCCCCATTTGCTGCCTTTGGGGCTATACACCACGGCCTCCGGATGTACTTTTAAAAATTCTTTTTCAGAAGACGCATCGGAGGATTCGCCAGAATTCTCCGACGAAGGATCTTTGATCTGTTTGTTTAGATCTGTGTATTGATCTGTATAGAGAATAGGTTTCACGATCTCGTGATTAGGGTCTCGCGATTCCGCGATATGGGTTTCACGATCCCGCGATACCGGTTTCACGATTTCGTGATTCCCGTTTCGCGATTCCGTGATTCCCTGCAATTCCGGGAAGATCAGGCCTATTAATGCTTCTCCATCTATTCGGTAATGTGTCTTTTTCGTGCCATTTACCTGCCGCTGCTCTACTTCAATAACACCGGGTAACAAATGACGGATTTTTTTAACCAGGCGGTAAACTTGATGAGGGCTGACACCATGAATTTCACTCGCGAGCTCGGCATGCTCTTTGTAAAACCAGCCATCATTCAGATCCGATTTACCAGACCAGAACACCAGCTGATTAAGAATCGCGCCTAAGACATGAGGCTGTTGGTCGCCGGCGAAAAAATCCACGTACGGCACTGGGATCGTGATGCTATTCCCCTGCCCTGACATGGATTTAATAACATCAAATATCCTACTCATGACGGCGGCCGCCCGTTCTCAATAGCTTGTGCCCGTCTTCCACTACCCATCGGGCGAACTGGTAATTGCTTGGGATCCACAGCCCCATGACCATGACTTCATAGCGAAAGGCCGCGGGGTTTTGTCCACCAGCAACAGACTTACAACGCATTTGCGGTAGACCAGCGTTTTTAGTTACACTGTTCATGCGTTAGTTATCTCCACGATTTGCAGACGCCGACGCCCTGGGCTGCAATCCCGGGGCGTCAACTTTTTCAGCAGGGCAAAAAACGAGGTACACCAGGGTTAAGTGCTCCTGTAACTTCGCTATCACCCGATAGAGTTCGTCATCAATAATTGCCCTTTCGTGCGGCTCAATGATCCCATCCTCGACGGCTTCTCTGATTTGCTGTGAGTAGGAGGTGATCTGTTCAATGGCCTCTAGCAAGCGTTGGTTGATGTCAGCGTTATCAACTTTTTCAACATCCGGAAGAGGTACAAAAACTCCGCCTGATGCGCGCGCAACCGCATCAGCAACATGGTGAGATCCACCAGCCTTCTGAAGGACGATTGCCCATCCGAGTGGGAAAAGCTGATCACCATTAGTCCGTAATCTGTTGAAAAGGGAATCGTTGGTTATTTTGTTACCTAGCCATGTGGGTGCTTCTTCATAACCCCCAGGAAGTTCGGAGATCGTTTTTCTGACAGCCCTCACATACCAGTCCGGTTGTTTTTCAGCGATCCAGTCTTTTGCTTTGTTTATGGCTCTTTTTAAAACACCCACTGTTAACCCCCTGTTTCTGTGGTTATTCTTTTATAAAGAAAGCTGTAGGCTTTTCACTGTCGGTCGCAACAATTGGTTGTGTTGTTTTCAAGTCTTTTTTGGCTAGGAAAGGGCCTCAGCTCTTCCGCATAAACGTCGCCTTTGTCGTTGATAATTACGGTTACATTCCTGCCAGATGCGATTGCTTTGCTGATAGCGCTTTGATAAACGCCAAGGGCAGCAGCAGCATTGACTTGACCATAATCAGCGACATATTCAGCCAAACTGATTCGCTTCATGGGGTTCTCCATAGTTTCTAAGTGCGAGTATCACCGCTAGTGATGAATATGTCAACACCGCTAGTGATTGTTGAATATTCCCAACGGTAATAAAGTGGGCATATGAAAAAGAAACCTTTAACAGCCACCCAGGTCGAGGACGCTAAGCGTTTAAAAGCGATCTATGAGGCTAAGAAAAAAGAGCTTGGGCTATCACAAGAATCCATTGCCCACGATTTAGGCGTGGTTCAAAGCGCTGTGGCACAGATTTTGTCAGGCAAAAACGCTCTAAATCTCAGCCGTGCATTGGAGTTTGCAAAAATTTTGAAAGTTGGTGTTGCTGATTTTAGCCCTGATTTAGCAAAGGAAATGGCAGGCTTCTCATCAGGAAATATACAAGATAGTGTTGAAGTCATGGGTTCTCCCAAGGAAGGCGTCATTCCGGTTAAAGGCGAGGCAATCCTTGGAATGGATGGTTCTATTGACATGCTTGAGTTTCACGCTGGATGGTTGCGGATATACAGCCCAGATGTGGATGCTTACGGTGTTCGTGTCAAAGGCGACAGCATGTGGCCACGAATTCAGTCAGGCGAGTTCGTTGTCATTGAGCCGAACACGAAGACCCACCCAGGTGATGAAGTCTTTGTCAGGACACATGAAGGTCATAACATGATCAAAATTCTCAACTACACGCGTGATGGCCTGTATCAATTTACCAGTATAAACAATGCCCATCCACCAATCACCATGGCTGTGAGTGATGTTGACGAAGTGCATTATGTTTCGGGTATTTTGAAATCAACCCGGTTCATATCAGCTGATGACGTTGAGTCGAAGCGCGATATTGACGGATGATACAATGATGCAGCTTAGTAGGCGAGAAGGGGGTATTTTAATAGAAGTGTTGACATTATTATTTGATCGTTAATGCAGGTTAAGATCTCCATCTACTTTAAGGGGAATGTGGCATGGCAGGCGATGAAAACGATGAATCAAATGGACCGCTAAGTATTGTTCAATACAATCAAGATAATCAGATCATAGATTTCAAATATCATCAAGAATCAGAAGAAATTTGGGCAACTACTAAAGAAATTGCTTCACTTTATGGAGTTGAGCGGCAGACTATCATCGAGCATATTTCAAATATCTATAAAGATGGTGAGCTTGAACAAATATCAACCTGTCGGGAATTCCGACTAGTTCAAAATGAGGGTAAAAGATCAGTTAGCAGAACAATAAGCCATTTTAATATGGATATTGTCATTTCTGTGGGGTTTCGTGTTAATGCTAAGAAAGCAATTGCATTCCGTCAGTGGGGTAATAAAACACTCAGAGCATATCTTGAACAAGGCTATCTCATTAATGAAACCTTGCTTCGTGAATCTCCAGAAAAACTAAATGAACTCGCCGCACAAGTACGAGCTCTGAGGGCTGGCGAAAAGCAAGTTTATGAAAAAGTTAGAGAATGTTTTAAAATTAGCGCCTCTGACTATGACCCGAAGGCACAAGAAGTCAGATCTTTTTATGCGTTACTTCAAGACAAATTCCACCATGCTATAACGGGATTAACTAGTTCAAAACTGATTCAAGATCGAGCAGACCATACAGCCGATAATATGGGATTGTATTCTATGAAAGGTACATTTCCCACCATGTCCGAAATAATAATTGGAAAGAATTACCTTAAGCCAGATGAAATCTATAAACTTCATTTACTTTCTGAGCAATTTTTGTTGTATGCAGAGTCAGCTGCACTTCGTGGGAAAAATATGACCATGCAGTCGCTTCATAAACAACTTGATAGGCTCCTAACTCTTAACGATTATGATGTTCTGCCCGGCTATACCGATTACATAAAAGACGAAGCCATTGAACACGCTAGACAGGAATATGCCCTTTACAAAAAACGGCAAATCGTTGAACGTAATGGAATAACCTATGATGATGAGCTGATGGCTGCGGGCGAGTACAATTACCTTTTTGAAGATTAAAATTGCCTGGCAACGGTAACAACCTAAATTTTCATAGCCCACACCTACCGTGGGCATTTTTTTTCCTTGAACTACTCTCACCTTACCCTCTTCAGACAAAAATTTTTTTTTAAATAAAATCACTTATTAATCATATATATCACTCATAATGATATGATACTATCACTTGCGGTGTTGACTATTTAATCACTAGCGGTGATACTAATTCTATCAACAGCGAAAAGGCAGGACGCCCACGCAGTAGCTGCCGGCGGCATACGAAACACCGGATGATTCGCTAGGTAACAAAAAGCGCCCCTCAGGACGCTTCGCTCTTTAACAATCTGGATATCCCCACCCCACAATGTGAGGCAGGAATTTATAACATTATGGCTTTTGTGGCGCAGGTGGACGAGGATGGTTTGGTACGTGTGGTGTATGTGGTCTCGGTTTCGGGGGCATATGATCACCCACTGGCTTTCCCATCGATTTTTCCTTTGTATAAAGGGAGATCACCAGCTATCCATGCAATTACGCCCTGCTTCCATGAAAGCTTAGTATCGTCACTTCGGCTAAGGGCTATGCATGTGCGTTTAAACGCAGCTTCTTCCAGTGATTTCCATGGATTGCTGTCAGCGTCTTGGGTTTTAAGGTATCTCGCCCGCAATTCATCAGTATCAAGACTCGGCATTTCGACCAGCAAACGCTTGTATTGACGCATTTGCTCTTTTGAAAGCCCAGCCTCTTGGCCGAACTGATAAACAAGTTGAGCCACGGAGAGAAAAGCCACAATGACGCCAAATATAAAAATATTGCTATAGGGTGAAAATACTGAAAAACCCATGACGATTAAAACAAGAGTTATTCCTTTATCAATCCTTGTCAGAAGTGTGTGATTCATTCTTTCGAGGAAATAAGAATAATTAACATCAAATTCCAAATCGTCCCGGTCCATATATCACCTCATTCATCTTCATCTTTTGGTTTTGGCGGCGCCGGGGGCCTCTGCTTCAAAGGCAAGTGCTTTTCCTCATAGCCGTCTTCTCTGTCTGCTTTAGACATAAAAGCAACTCCTTTTGTTGTTGGGGATATCCAGATTAGCTGAATCCTTGTTGTTGGGGAATAGCAGGATCCACTGCCGCCTGAGGTGGAGAAGTAACCAGGCATCCTACTTCCGATTGGAGAAAGGAAAATGTCGATATTTATCGCGTTTGTAATTGGTGCAATCGTCGGCGCATGCGTGGGTTTGGTTGCTGCAGCGCTGTGTAGGTCGGCAGCGAGTGTGAAATGAAAAGCGGTACTGACTGGGATGGGCTGTGGTGGGTCGTGCTGATTATCGTTGTTATCGGCGGTTCTGGAATTGCGACGCTATTAATGTCGATGCCGGATTGAGTGCCCAACCGCATGGGCATTGAAATGACGGCCGGTTCATATCCCAACCCGTTGTTTGCCGACCAATGCCCATTCTGTTGTGGTGATCAGGGGATTATCGGGTATCCCTCCCGGTAGCTGGTTCGACTCCAGCCGCCCACGAATGCTAACGCATGGCAACCAGGTGAGGCAGTGATAGGCGGCGGACGCCGCACTTACGCTGATAAATCCAGGGAACCATGCCGGTGCATGTACGCCGGTCACACCGTGCCGCGCCACCCTTGGTTAGGTGGCAACCTATACACCTGTGAGAGCGAGAAGTACCGCGGCGATTGGCCGAAGGTCGCGTGAAGTATCAGGCCCACCCGCCACCATTGGAGCGTGGCGCCGGACGAAGGGTAACCGGCACAGATTTTTAAGCGACAGCGCCTCCCGGTTCGGGCACCAGCAGCACGCGGAGCGCTTTTACGAGGCACGACACGACCGCGGGGATCTGGTGAGTAATCGCGGAGACACAGCGCCAACCAGGGGTAACCCTGGCGAGTCGGTGGAAGGCCGACACACAACAGGTAAGAGCATTGACGAGCAAGGCATAGAGGCTGGTTCAATTCCAGACGCCAGGATTATTTAATATCTGGTGATGGGCAGGGAAAAGGTCCGTTCGATTCGGACACCGGCAATGCTCTTACCGTTGTGGTGAATGCAGGCACCGATGTGCCGGGATACAAGGGGAACCGAAAGGGGAAACGATGTCGGCGAATTCCCGGCCGCCACAACTTAACCGCAGGTGAGCCACACGCAATGCGTTGAGCCACAGCCTGGCCGGACTCGTAACCGGCACCCAACAGGTAAGAGCATTGAAGCAAGTGGGTTTGCACGTTCGGGGGCGTTCGTGGCGAATCGGCGGAGTGCTCTTTCCGTTGTGGTGAAAGGTAAATTGTCAGGAGCTTACCTGGTATTTGATTACTTAAAACAAGCGTTGGCGAGTAGGCGCGCCAACTTTCACCACAGCACCACAATCAAAGAGCGCGGGCGTGCAAAACCGTATCCGACTGGCGCAAGGCTAAGCTTCCGGCCTAGAGACATCAATCCCAATGATGGCGCCATAAAGTGGGAAGTTCGCTCTTTTTGATTGTGGTGAATGCGCAGGCTGATGCGCGAGGGTCGCGTAGGTATCTTCTCCCAATGAAATTTTGTGAACGGTTGACAGAGTGATGCCGACACACGCTACGGGCCTAACTGTCATGCCGGAATCAGTCCCGGCCACCACAAACCCATCACGTTAGGATCGTGATAGTTGCTGTGTGAAGTCCTTGGCGCCGCCGCCGATTCTTCAACTCAAAGGGGTGAAGATAATGTTCTGGTTTGCGGCCGGCGCCCTTTTTCGCTAACGCGAGGTAACCATGTCTGAAACAAGTCGCGAAACGAATATCCCGGAGTTCTTTGGTGAACTGGATGCCGGTGTTTTCGAAAACAAATTATCTGCAGTGCTTAATGACGTTGCTAAAGGCGTCATGAATACGCGGGCAAAAGGCGAAGTAACTATCAAGCTCAGTTTCAGTCCGATGGATGAAAACCGGGTAAAAATTTCGCATAAATTGACTTTTGTTATACCCACTCTGCGAGGAAAAACGTCAGAGGAGGACACCACTGAAACTCCGATGTATGTCAACCGCGGTGGCAAACTCACAATGTTGCCAGAAGACCAAGGTCAGCTATTCGATATCAAAGGTCAGCCGGTCGGAATAATTTAACGATATCCCTAACCCGATTAAATTAAGGATCAGAACATGCCGCAAACTGTTGACGCGAGCGCTATCACCCAAATCCGGGATTTGGTGCTGGCAGGAAACCTGCCGGAATTACTCGAAAAGGCCGACTGTCCCGTCGCCGCCGTTCCGGAAGGCATCCGTATTCAAAGTCTGGAAAGCCTGAAGGATGGCCGGTATCGGTTCCGGGGAAAATTAAAAACCGCCAGCATTCCCGATTTTGTCCGCTACTGCAAAGAATATGCAACCTCCCCCGGCGTGAGGTGTTTTATTGACGCGGATGAAATGTCTGCGGCGACAGTTTTTAACCTCGGCACTCTTGAAGCTCCTGGCCATGCGGACAATATCGCGCTGCTGAAGCTCAAGAAAACGGCACCCTTTGCTGCCCTGCTGGATATCGACGGCCGTAAGAAAACGCAGAAAGAGTTGGCAGAATGGCTGGAAGATTGGAACGAATACCTTCTGGCGTTTTCCGCCGACGGCGAAGTACTGGACATCACAAAGGCAGTTGCCGGTGTCAGGCAGATCACCATCGAGTCAGTTACCAGCCAAGATCATGAAGAACAGGATTTCAGCGGCAAACGCTCGTTAATGCAAAGCGTCGAGGCAAAAAGCAAAGTGGTTATGCCAGCGGCATTCGAATTTCAGTGCACGCCATTTGAAGGCCTCCCGATACGACGTATTAAGCTGCGATACAGCATCTTAACCGGCGGCGATATCCCGGTGCTTGTTCTACGTATCGTCCAGCTCGAAGCTGTGATGGAGCAAATCGCCGGCGAATTTCGTGACCTGCTGGTCGCGCAATTTAATGGCACTGGGGTTGAAACGTTCATCGGCGATTTTTCAGCGCAATGACCTGATGCCCCGGCAGGGGCAATAAATTAAACCACAAATTAAATATTGCCTCATGGCAAGGGCGTTGCTTTGCCAAAATACAGGAAAACGATAATGACGTGGATAACCACATTTACCGGACGGCATTTCGATTATGCCAATCCGGATATGAGTTCGATCTGTATCAAAGACATCATTCACGCGCTGTCAAATGAATGCCGCTATGCCGGGCATTGCCCGCAGTTCTATAGCGTAGCCCAGCACTCTGTTCTCACCAGCATGATTGTGCCACCAGAGTTCGCTCTTGAGGCGTTATTACATGATGCGGCTGAAGCGTACTGCAAAGACATTCCCAGTCCATTAAAAGCACTACTGCCCAGCTATCGCTCTCTTGAAGCCCGCGTTGATGCTGTTATCCGCCGGCGGTTCGGCTTGCCGGCCATAGCGTCACCGGAGGTTAAACGCGCGGACTTAATCATGTTGGCCACAGAGCGGCGTGATTTGGAAATCGACCCCGATAATTTCTGGCCAATGCTGGAAGGTATTCCGGTTTCTGACCAGGTTGTTTCCCCACTATTGCCCATGCAGGCGGAACGCGCTTTTTTCGAGCGATGGGAACAACTGAAAAGTCCATCGGCTGTTGGAGAAAAATCATGATCAACAATATCACGATTGATATTGAGACATTCGATACAAAGCCCTCCGCCGTTATTTTATCAATCGGCGCGTTTGCATTCGATATTAAAAACCTCTCTGAAACCCAGGCGGCAATAATAATGACCGCGCAGAATTCAGAAAGTGCTCAATATTCTGAACAATCATTTTATGGTCTTGTCGATACATTCGATCAGTTGATGCGCTGCCGTTCTGTGAGCCGTGAAACACAGCAATGGTGGTACAAAAAGGGTGCCGGCGCCCGCGCTGCACTTGTGGGAGAGAGGGAAACGCTGGAAACCCAACTGCTTAATTTGAGCAGTTGGGTGGCGCAGCACCGCGATGCGCGCATTTTTTTCAGAGGTACCGATTTTGACGGAATCATCTTGGAACATGCTTATCGCATGTGCGGGATGGAATGCCCATGGAACTACAACGGCAAACGAGACGTGCGCACTTATATCGATGCAATGTCCCACAGCGCCCGGGGCTATCTCAAAGACCACCAGCCATGTTTTGCAATGGTCAAACACAATTCACTACATGATGCCATGAACGATGCTGAACAGATGGCCGTGGCATATCAGCTCAATGGACAGGCGGTGGCCAATGTCTAAATACCGGTGCATTATTTGCGGCAACTTTATTACTCCCAATAAGGATAATTTTGCCGTTGGCGATAATGTCGTTTTCGCCATAAAAAAGGAATTGGTCAACTCATTTAGGATAACTACCAGAATTGGCAAGATTGAATGGGTGAAAGATAAAGTTGCCGGTATCAAATCGGGCAATAAAACCTTTGAGCGCATTTTTGATCAATTGCACCCGGCTGATGCTCCCTCACCTTTAGCTTATGCGCTTGGTGAAATATGCGAATGCGAGGTGCCTAATCATGGATAAGTATGAAAAAAAACGGCTAATTGGATTCGCTGAGAAATATATTCAGTACCAAGAAAAATTGCGCACAAGATTGCCAGTGGATATTTGTCAGGAAAAATTATTCCGTATTGCACTGGATGCTCTGACTGCCACGCCGGTCGAGAACCCAACTTGTACTTGCCCGTCAGGGGATGGCTCTTTGCGCTGGCCATGTCCAGAACATCCACCAGCCGCGCTGGATGATTACTTTGCATCTTTGGTAAGCCGAGCGCGCGTTTCAGCAGACAAGGCTATGCGTAAATACCCGCAGCCTAACTATGTGCTACTTAAAGTGGCGGAGGAAGCTGGGGAGGTTGTCCAGGCTGGCGTCCATTACGCCGAAAACAGAATGCCATGGCAGAACGTAGAAGATGAAATAACGCAGCTCCTGGCTATGCTTATTCGCCTGGTTACTGAGGGCGATCAGATAAACGGAATCACTCCGCCGGAATCCTGCCGCGTCGCTATATCTTCCGCCATTCAGCCTTCAAAGTCAGCCACCAGCCGGTTAGAACAGATGGCGCGCGAAACCGCCGAAGATGTCATGTTCACTGCTGACGGCGCAGATATGTTAGACAGAATAGCAGCCCGAATTCTCACTTCGTTGAGAGCGGCGCAGGGGGTGGATCGTGGGTAAGCAAAAGCTGATTGAATATACCCGCTCCATGCTCGAAGGAATGGTGGTAATCGCAGACAAAATGCAATGGATCGGACTGACGGAGCAAAATAGCAATAAAATTGCCGTTTACCGGACCGCCCTGGCCGCGCTTACCGCTGAGGCAGACGGCTTCGTTCGGAGCACTGGCAAAACGATAACCGCATCTGCGCTTAATCATCACGTTTCGCCAGGCGATCATGATTTTTACCTTACCCCGCCCGCAGCAAGCCTGGTGCCGGATGAGTGGCGTTCCATTCTATGCGAAATGGTTGATGCAATGCATCAATATGAAATGGATATTGACTCAAACGAATACAGCATCGCCTCGGCGAAGCACAGAGACATGATGCGTCGCGTTAAAGCTCTGCTCGCCGCCGCCCCGTCACCCGCCAGCGTGACGCAGGCAACACTCACCAACCAGCGTATCGAGCCAATGGAGCCGCAGCGCGATGAAAACGGTTGGTGGTCGCATCCTGATTATATCCCGGATTTGGAAGAAGACGCGCTGCGTGTCGAATTCGATGTGTGGCTTGAGGTCAACGGCGTCGAATGCGTCGCTCGGCTCATGGAAGACGATTTGGAGCCAGGTAGCCCGGAGGCCGTAGCTTGGGAAAGCCTGGACTGTGATTGCAGCGTCTGGAACCCTCAACCGCCCGAAGGCGACGGCTGGTTTCTGGTCTCTGTCCACGATACCGAAGAAGGCCCCTCTGCAGTGTGGCTGCGAAAACTGTCGGACGTCCAGCCGATAACACCATATGACGCTCTTATGCGCTTCTACCGAGAACTGCACGACGAGCATAAGAAACTGGTGGGGAAAGCTCAACGGCTGCGTTACCGCTGCGAAAATCTCGATGGGCAATTAAAAGAGCTGAAGGCAGCGCGCTGGACGCCGACAACGCCAGCCATGCCGGATAATTTTGAGAGTTGGTTTATAGGTATCGAATCCGATGAGGATGGCAATTTTACCGAACCACGATATTTATCTGATGAATGGCATGCATATATCGCGCGACGCCAGTTAGCTCTCGGAGCCTGGAACGCCTGCCGCGCTTCCATGCTCGCCAAGCAGCCTGTTATCGCGGTGCCAGACAGCGCCGCAATCCGTGACGTCATAGCTGAGCGTCAGCGCCAGATTACCGCCGAGGGCTGGACGCCGGAGCATGATGATAGGCACGAAAATGGAGAACTGGCCGCTGCCGCTGGCGAGTATGCCCTACATGCCGCTTTAGCGCCGTGGGATGAAGACATCGAATATACAGACAACCCACATCTGAACTTCTGGCCTTGGGAAGAAAGTTGGTGGAAACCGACCAATCCGCGCCGAGACTTAATCAAAGCCGGCGCGCTTATCATCGCCGAAATCGAACGTCTTGACCGCGCGGAGGACAAAAATAATGGATAGGCAAAAGCTGATTGAACAGTGCCAGCACATGATTAAATCCATTGATGATTTGGAAAAAATAAATATCTCAATGAATCGCGAGCTGATAGAGGGGTTTATTTTAAATCGCGAGATTGCCAGAGCAGCCCTTGCCGCGCTGACGGATGAGCCTCTTGGCTGGATTCATGAGGATGAGCTACCGGAAAAATATCCCTATGATGCAATGTTTCCCTATTCAAAAGTGAACTTTGTAAGAATGTTTCCAGTGTTCGGTCCGCCCGCAGCAAGCCAGCCCCCAGCATATGAGACGCTAACCAGACTTTATGATTTATTTGGCATCGGCAAACGCGCCCGCACGCCGGCGGCTCTCATTTGCAATGTGGAAAATACACGACGTTTCGCTGAATACCTGCATGCAATTGAGCGAGAATTTTTCATGGTTCCCGGTGAGCCGGACGAAGATTATCCGGACGAAGAACCGGACGAAGAATGCCTGGTTAACTGTTGGGGATCGACTACGGAGCAATATGTTGAACAGTTCCGGGAAGCGCTAAAACGAATTATCCCGCCCGTAGCAAGCCTGGTGCCGGATGGGTGGAAATTAATGCCGACAACCGCAACGCGGTCAATGATTAAGGCAGGCGGCACAGCAGCACGTCGCTACATGGAGGAAACAGGAGGTAATAGTCCATCTGTTATTTACGAAGCTATGCTCGGCGCCGCCCCATCATCCACCAGCGCGGAGGGGAAATGATGGCTACGATAATTACACTCTGCGGATCCAGCCGGTTTAAAGACGCGTTCGAAATTGTGGCACAGCATTACACAATTCTCGGTCACGTCGTCATCACTATGGGCAATTACGGCCACGCTGATTATCCCTCAGGCGCTAAATATCTCACAAATGATAACGACAACGACGGCGAGGTTAAACGGCGTCTCGATATGCTGCATCTGCAAAAAATCGATATGGCAGATGAAATTATCGTTATTAACGTTGGCGGCTATATAGGCAGCAGCACGACGCGGGAAATAGCGTATGCCACCGCGGCTGGAAAAAGTGTCAGATATCTTTTTCCTCAACTCACCAGCGCAGAGGAACATCAATGAGCCGGATAACATACGTTGTCGAGTACCCTGACGGACAGGAGCCACCGGTGCATGTCAACATGGACGTCGCCGGCGGGCACCCCGTGGCGTTCCGTTTCGGTGATGCCCTGGCGGAGCCCGTTGCGCGTCCGCTGCCGGTATGGAATGAGGATTTAGGCGATGTTGTGTGGTGGTGTTGGGAAAACGGTGAATGGCTCGGTGAGGCGGCATGGATCGGCACTCCTAATGATCGAGCGTGGCCCGGATATCACACACACTGGACGCCGCATCCAGTGTTTCCGGCCGACATTCCACCAACTGACAATTTAGAGGGCCAGGATCATGACTAACACCGAATTGCTGGCCGCTGTTCGGCAGATAAAAGAAAGCGGTGAACTGCAACGCATAGCTGGTAGCGGTGTCGCCGGCGTCCTCGCTCAATTCGCCCTGGCAGTGCTGGAACAGCCCGAAGTGGCCTGGCGGCATCTTGATGGTGCTCTTGAGTTTGCCAAACCCTTAACGCAGTCAAAGAGCGTCGCTGACTCCTGGAAAGCAAAAGGCTGGAATGTTGCACCCATGTTTATGCTGCCACCGGTTCCCCTCGCTAGCACTAAGGGAATGATGCTGGGCTATGTTGATATGTTCGCTGTCATGCGCATGCACGACGGGAGATCGAGATTCGCTTCGTTGCGGCCTGAGCCAAAGAGTATTTCTTATGTGAGGGTATATGCCGGGGAATCTGTTGCGGTTCCAAAATCAACCAGCGAAAAGGATGAGTCATGAAAGTGGCCGTTGTTGATAAAGACGATGAACGCCTGATCTGGGCTGTATTCCGGGCTGCTCAGCGAGTTGATAGCCGGTATGGTTACTGGCTAACAGTAGACGCCCTTGCGGCCGAATTAAAGTCCACCAGCATGGACCGCCAGGAGCGACTGCTGTTGCTTCGCGCCTGGCAGTTGCTGGCGTGGAACCAGGGCACATTCGGGCGGCTATGGTCTGGCTATGGCGCCATGTATAGCTACCTGTGCGATCAGGATATGGATTATCTGGAAATCAATCAGCAGATCAGACGGTCTAGTGACGATGCCGAGTTGCTGCCGGTAGTGATTGAAGCCTATGAAGAAGCATGTGCCGCCCAGTTGCCGCCTGCAAATATGCCCTCACCTGTCAACGTAAAAATGGGTGGCGATAAAGTTACCCGCGCGATGCTTCAGGGCATGAATATGATGCGACAGGACTGCATAAAGGCGCTGCGCGAACAGGGCTACCAGGTGGAGGGCGAATAATGGCTATCGACATCTCAAACCTTAAATCGGAACATGCGGAGGCGGTGGCCGTCGGCGATAAATTGTACCTCGGGCCGGAATGCACGAAACCTGGCCACGGCTGTGTCAGATACGTTAATAGCCGGGCATGCAGAGAATGCGGTCGTGAAAAATGCGAGAAACATCGATTACGTGATCAGTCCAGTCGTACTGATCCCGACAGGTTTAGCCGGCGGGTTTTTGTTCTGGGTAATCCGAGACGCGTTATTAGTGGAGGATCTTTAAATGACTAATAATCAAAAGGAACATGATGATGATTTACTCACACCAGAAGAGGTGTGTGAAATGTTGGGAGGAATTACGACAAAGACCCTTCGTGACTGGAATATTAACCATAGGCATAGAAAAATATTAGCGCCGATAAGGTTTACTCATAAATTTGTGCGGTATGAACGTAAAAATGTTTTGGCGTTTAAAGAAAAGTGCAGAAGCGCCTATTAAGGGCGCTTTTTCCGTATTAAAGCAACTTGAGTTAATATGCTTGCTTCGTGAGCCTCGAACGCTTGACGCTTCAAAGTTATTTCTTCATGTAAAATTTCATCGGAGAAATCGTAATGCTCAGCCATGGGATCAGCACTCTTATTCGAATGATGAAGGCATAAAAGGCTTATTTCTTTTGTGTCAGAACGGGAATAACCACGAGCCCGCATTTGGGCAATGATATTGCTTTTGAGAAATTTCCGGCACATTGTATTGAATGCGCCTTCTTTTCCTTTGACCGTACCATCATGGCGTACCCCTTTAACGGCATTGTCAGGACTGTAGGTTTTAACCAATTTATCAAGAGAGCGCTTGGCAAAAGGCAAATGTGGATCGCGCGGCTGTAAAAAAACATATTCTTTATTGCAATCCGGGACAGAATCGCGCCAGGCCACTTGCTCTTCCAGAATGCGTTTTATGCACGGCGTAATTGGAAGTCTGAATTCCTTTTGTGTCTTCATTGCTCCCCTCATACCAATCACCCCTGCCGGATAAATAATTTCTTGCTTATTGGCACTGATAAAATCCCACTTGAGATTACAGACATTTACGGGACGGACCCCAGTGATAATCATGAAGCGCACTGCGTTTTTTTGATGCACTGATGTTGCTGCGGCTACATTTAACCAAAGCAGAGAGATTGATTCTATATCAGTAAATAACCTGGTAGGCATTGGCCTCTGCACTCGGGAAGAAATGTAATCGTCCGGCACGCTGGCGGCCACGTTCTGACCATTGCAAAATTGGGGCGCAGCATATTTCCATAGACGACGTAATTCGGCAAACAGCTCAATCGCTTGATTATTGGACTTCGTGGCAATCCATTGATCCAAAACGGCGATAATTTTGTGATAATTCACATCACTGAAAACATCACGCTCGCCGAAAGCCTGTTCTATCTGTTTAATGCGGGTGCAATAAGTTCTAAAGCTATGCTCGCCAAGTTTTTGACGCGCTACTTTTGCCGCTAGATCCGCTTTATACTGGCCTAACACAAAGTGGACCGACTCCGCCCGTAGACCTTCAGTGGAAATACTGGCCGCCTTCTCTCGTGCGATTTGGATAGCCATTTCAGGCCATTCACCCAACCGCTGACCTTTCAACTCCATTTTTTTGGGGAATTCAGCGTAGAATGTCACCTTGCCTGCTTTGCTGAAATCTATGCGCAGAAAATTTTCTTTTTCGTACTTGGATCGCCTGGGCTTATCAACGTGGGCAAGAATGATTTTAGCGGCAGCAACACAGATTTTCATGTGCGAGCTTGTGTAAGGTGGCTTACAAGCCTCCCATCGCTCAGTCGCGGCTAAAAATTCGGCGTTATTGGCGTTTAAGGTGCTTTGTGTTACTGTGCTCGGCATTAAAAATCCTTAGCTGATCGCACCCAGTGACTTAAGCTCACACATGGGGGTAAATCAGAAGCAATAAACCGCTATGTGTTGCTATTTTGTGTTACTGGTTAAGGTTTTTCAATGTAATTTATACTGTATCTTTATACATATAGTGCGGAATGGTGTGTTATAAACTCACCCTTCATCATGATGATTTATAAGCAAATATAACGTAAGATATTGATATGGCTTTATTGATTACCAAGAAGTGTATTAACTGCGACATGTGCGAGCCCGAGTGTCCGAACCAGGCTATCAGCATGGGGCCGGAGATCTATGAAATCGACCCGAACCGCTGCACTGAATGCGTCGGTCATTACGAGACACCTACCTGCCAGAAAGTGTGCCCCATAGATAACACCATTATCCCGGATCCCATCGTCGTCGAAAGCAATGAACAGCTGTGGGAAAAATTCGTAGTGATGTACCACAGCGATCGCCTCTGA